ACTAGAGCTACATAAATATTTTCTTTGACCACTTAATAGTGTACCTTCTATAGGAATTCCATCACATGGAACATGTTCATATCCTTGTGAACTTTCTGTATTATTAATTAACAAATAACATAGACAATCAATAGGAATGGTTGTAGTACAATCAATAAGATTTAAGCTAGTATAAATAATGTTCATTATTTCAGTAACTGTCATACCACTTATAATACCTGCACAATCATAATGATTTCCATTATAAATTATACAATCTGTTTCTATAGTTTGGTTACAGGGTTGTGTAGCAGGACATTGTGTTGTAGTGCATACTACGGCAGTTCCTGTTGAACAGCAACAAGGAATTTTATTATCATATTTAGCATTACAATTACAAGACATATTTTATATTTTTATTTTTAACACCATGTTCCTATAATATTAATAATAGCTATAGCACCATTACCTCCAGTATATGTAACTCCAGGAGAAGATTTATAAGAATATATAGTTAAAGGAAAATTTACTCCATCTTGTGACCAACGTTGTCCATCACAAGCAATCCAACTAACCCTACAAGTATCTCCTGGGTCTGGTGTAAATATACCTTTATAACAATTACAATCTACAGGAGCAACTGTTGTAGTTGTTGATGTAGTTGTTGATGTACTTGTTGTTGAAGTTGTTGATGTAGTACTACTAGTTGTAGTAGGATTAGGGAATGGTGCTCTTGTAGTAGTTGTAGTTGAAGTACAATTTGAAGAACAAAGACCTAAATCAGTTACACTAACATTATTAGTATCATAATTAATTAATCCTTTTGTACAGATATTTTTAGTAGTATTAGGAGCAATAGATCCAGAACTAGTATTATTAGTATTACAATCTTTATATGTAAAAGATGAAACTGATGGTGACATTCCAGCATCATAATATAAACTTAAACATTTACAAGGTAGAGTTGTAGTAGTAGATGTAGTTGGAGATATAGTAGTTGTAGTGGTTGTACTAGTGGTGGTTATAGGAGCACAAGCTCCACTTAAAGAACTTAATATAATATAAGTTGAATTAACAATAATCCAAGAAGATGGATTTATAGGTAAAGAAAAAGGAAGTTCTAAAATAGCATATACTGTATTAATACTACCTAACTGATCAGAAAATTGCCATATATTTGAAACAGAGTTCCAATAAACATATCCTATTAAATTTGTACAATTGTTAATTTGTATTTTATAATAAGGTTTACCATTCCATAACTCTGAAGATGCAATAGATAAACAAGATTCTGTAATATCACCTCCATCATAATTAATTGTAAAACAAATATTTCTATCAATACAATCTGTTAAATTAGAAGCAATAATATTTATAATATCAGATAAAGAATCATTAGTTTTTAATCCATAACATGAAATATTTGGTCCTTTATATAAAATACAATCAGCATTATATAACTCATCACAAGGCTCACCTATACAAGGAGTTGTAGTTGTAGTGGTTATATTGTTAGTTGTACTACAGCAGCTAGATGGAACAGTGTTACATCCACAGTCATAATTACAACCACAACCACAATTTGATGAATAATGCATTTTTTATTTAATATTAAATGTTAAAATCAGTATAAGGACAGCTAAGATTAACAGATTGTAATCTTACAGTAGCTGTACCAACTGGTAATGTAATAGAATAACCTGGAGTAGTAAAAGCAGATTTAATTACATTTTGATCTCCATTTGTTATATTTCCCACTCCATCAATATAAAAAATATTATAAGGTCCTATATCAGGTCCAGAACTAAGTATTATTAATTTATAAATATAACCATCTTCTTGATTAAGTTCACCAATTATATTACAACAATATGTTAAAGGAAATAATATATCTAATACTTTTAAAATCATACCACTTAAAGGATCTAAGTGAGTAATGTCAGAACATGTATGAGTTTCTCCTGAATATAAAACACAATCCAAATTAATCTTTTCTGGACACGGATCTGGAGGAACACATGTTGTTAGACATGTAACTCCAGGAGGTGTACAGAATGCACACGGTTCACAAAGAGGATTAGTTTTACAAGTACAAGACATATTAGTTAATTAGTTTTTATTATGGAGCAAAACATTCAGTAGCTGTAATTGTAGTATATGAACCTGATGTTAAAGGTATAGCAGAAGAACTTCCTGTAACAAATTTATATAGTTGTGGTATAGTTCCTGGTTTAACACATATTGGATCTGGACTAGTAGTATTAATTGCAGTAACAGTAAAATCAGGACTATCACATAAATAATATTGTACATATACTATATTACCAACAGCTGTTTCTAAATCATATGAATTTATAGTTATGTTATATAAAAAACATCTAGCAACTGTAGTTGTAGTGGTAGTAGTTGGAGTAATAGGAGGACGAACTATAGAAACTGTTTTACTACAAGTTCCAGCATCATTCATTATACAACCTGTCACTGTAATAGTCCATGGTAAAGTACCATCTAAAGTTGCTCCTGTTATTTCAAAAGTAACTCCTCCACTAGCTGTACTAGCATAAATTAAACTAAAATTATTACTAGTACTACTGTTATATACATTTCCATTAGGGTCTTCAATTCTTACAGAAGAAAGAATAGGACAATCAATGTATCCAGCACCTTCTGGTATGTAAGTTAGCATAGGATCATTAAATTGTAATGTTATATAATCTGTACTTGCAGAACTTACTGTAAATCCTAATAAAAAAGAAGAACATCTATTACCTCCACAACAAGATTTTAAATCATTAATTACACCTCTCATATCACACACTGTAATCCATAAGTTCTGCATTGATTGAGCAACAGTATTAATAGTGTTATTCCAACCAGCAATACTAGACATTGTACCTGATTGACTTAGTGCATTTAAAGCCCCTAAGTTAGCACATTGAGAACCAGCAGCAGATAATAATTGAGTATTAGTTCCTAAAGTATATCTAAGGTTACAATATTCAACATCTAATGAAGCAACAACATCATCTATTTGAGTAATTCTACCTCCCACTATACTTCCATATGTACAATTGGGTATAATTGTTGGAGCTACATAACAACAAGGAGCATCTTCTAATGCTGTAACTCTTCCATCAAGATCACTAAGTTGACTTGTATGTTCTTCCACTGTAGCTTTTAATGCACAAAATGCATTAGCTAAATTAATTACATAAGGAGTTAATGGAAGTGTTGTTACAAGCTGTTCTGTAAAAGGATCATTATATTGTAAACAAGCAGGTAAATCTAAAATAGGTTCAGAAGAACCACCAGGTCTTCCTGCAGTATTACCTGTTGTACTACCACCAGTACTAGTTGCTAAATTATTAATAGCTGTAGTAAGCTCCTCATATGTACAACATATTTTATTTATAATAAGTTGTAATACAGCAGCTGTTGTTATTTCAGGTGCAGCAGTGGTAGAGCATAATTGTAATAAACAATCAAGTTGTAAAAGAGAAACACCATTAGGTTCAGTGAGAGCTGTGGTTGTTTGTATGCTACAAAGTTCTACAGCTAGTTTATAAACTATATCAGATACACTATCTCCTTTACATAAGTTAATACATGAGATATTAGGTCCCTGCCATATCACACAATTAGATGATATAGGAGAACAGTTTTCTTTATCTGAACTTGATTGATATGGTTTCATATTATATTAAGGGTTTATTTCTTCTACTATTGGTTTTTCTTCAACAGCTTTTTTCTGTTCTTGAATTTTTGAATTTAAAAAATTTAACAAAGGAAGCCCGTGTTTTACAGGAAGTTCTTGAATGTAATTGTTTAATTCATTTAGATCTTTTTCATTAAGTGTTAACATAACTTTAGTTGGTTTTTAATTATTAAATGTATAATATAATATACGTTATTATTTTATTATTTCAAAATTAGAAAATTTTAATTATTTATTTTAGATACATATGCTGCTATCTCAGATTGTCTCTGTGCATCCACTTCAAAACCTGTCATTGAGTTATTACTTATAACAACAATATCTTTAGAAAAATCAGGTGCTATCCCATCTGTAGGATGTAAAGCTAAAGTTATTGTAACTGAGTAATTACCATTTTCATCAGAAGATGTTTCAATACTATAATCATATTTTATTAATTCGTATTTCATATTTATTTATTTTATTGTACTAAAAGCCAATCAAACGCAACTGTACCTGTTAATCCTGTTAAAAAAGTAACTGTAAAAGTTGTTGTTGTTTTAGATGTCACATATAATACTGCTGCTGTTAAAGCATTAGTAGGAGTTATTAAAACTTGATAAGTTGAATTGGGTTGAGTACCTCCAAATGTAACAGTAAAAGCTGTTGTTGCAGTTCCTGTTGCACTAAAACTACCACTATATCCTTTTAAAGCATTTTGTCTAGTTCCATTAGCTGTACAATAAAAATTATTTCCATCAAATTCAATAGCTCCATTTTCAACAACAGTTAAATTTGTACCACTTGTAAATTTTAAAGGAGCTGTATTTGCAGTAGCAGTACCAGCTTTAATATGTACTAATGCAGTAATAGTAGTTAATCCAAAACCTGTTTTACCTGATGTAGAATTAAAAACATTATCTCCAACAGTATTTTCAAAAGCTCTATGTGTAAACCCACTTGTCAATCCTGTTACATCAGGTGCATAATAAATTCCTCTAAAAAATACACCTGTAGCAGCATCTTTAGTTAAAGTTGGTCTTAAATCAATAACTCTAGCATCCCCTGTAGATTGTGTTGAAATAGCAGAGGTTGTACCTATAATTGAAGCAATACCAACAGCCCCAAATTGAGCATTAAAATTAAATTTTATACCTGTATTAGCACTTGTTCCATTTGTAAAAACTAAAGTTGTTCCAATTGATGATAAATTTGTTACTCTAACATCAGCACCTGCAACTATACTTATTCTATTATTGGTTGTTGTAATAGAACATCCACCTGTTGCTCCATTAGTTATCATTGTAGCTGCATCTATAGCTAATGTACCTGTTGTTCTTACTGCACCATTAATATCTAATTTATATGTAGCACTAGGAACATTACCTATTCCAACGTTACCACTAGTTGAACATAAATATACATCCCCTGTTGTATTTTCCCAAGCTCTATGAGTAGTATTTGTTAAACTTGTTAATGTAGGAGCATAATAAACACCTCTTGCTATAATACCTGTTTGAGTTCCTGTAAAATTATAGGTTGGAGATAACCATAATGTATTACCTGATACACTAGCAATATTACCATCTGTGAATCCCCCATATACTCTCATTACAGAAAATGAAGTACTTGTTAATGCAGCAGTACTTGATGTTCCTGTATAGCTTCTAAACTGAAACATATCAGTAGCATTACTTAATGATGAACCTTGAAACTGAACAGTTCTATCTACTCCTGTTACTGTAATACCTTGTCCTGTAGTACTTGCATTACCACTTGTTAATATCTCAAAATTTCCAAATCTATGTCCATTTGCTGTTGCTGTAATACTACCATTAAAAGTTTTAGCTCCTGCAAAAGTTTGAGCTGATATATTTACAAATCCTCTAACTGAAGCACTTGCATCAGGAATAGTTAATACACCTGCATTAGATAGAGCAAATGCTCCTGTAGCTGAGTCAAGAGTTAGTGCTACTCCTGTAGCTACACCACTACCATTACCTACAAATATATTTGTACTTGCAAGAGATGAAGTACCTGCTCCAATAGCTGTTCTAAAATCAGATGCATTTAAAGTAGAAACTGTATTATCAGCATTTATTCTTGGGAAAGTTATTGCTGATGGATTAGTAAGAGTAAAGAAATTATCACCAACTGTTGTAGAACCTAAATTAGTTCTTGCTCCTGCTGCTGTTGTTGCTCCTGTACCACCATATAAAATACCTATGGCACTACCATTCCAAGTTCCTCCTGTAAATGAACCAACATAACTAAAAGTATTTGTTGACCAACTAACATTTGAAGGTGCTTGAAAATGGGCATCCCAACTTCCAGCAGCTATTGAATTATCTATTAAAGTTAATACTAAGTATCCTCCTGATGGAATAGATTTTACTAAAGTATTAGAATTATTATTTACAAGTATTGCTCCACTACTTTGATTATTATTAAAATCATATACTGCTCCATTTGGTAAAGTGGTAGCATCTGGTAGTTTAATTGTTTGTCCACCACTTCCTGTGACTAAATAAGATGGAGTAGAATTAACTGTTAAAGTTATTAATGTACCTGAAGCAACAACTGAAGTAAATCCATCAAAAAAGTTATTAGCTAATACATTATTTGTACCATAAGTACTATAAGGAACGTATCCTGATAAACTAATAGTATTAGTTAATATACCTGCACTTAAACTTAATCCTGTACCAATAGATATTTCTTCCATCACACCTACACCTGCTGTACTTCTACCAATAAGTTTATTAGTAGCCATTGAAGTGGAAATAACAGGAGTGTTACCACCACTAGATGTAATAGGACTTGTAGCTGTAACAGCAGTGACAGCAGAAGTTAAATATGTAGGAGTAAAATATTCTAAAGCTGTTGCTCCAGAGTTTACTCTAATAAGTTGATTAGCAGTACCTAAAGCAGTTAAATTTGTTCCTCCTTTAGAAATACCTAATGTTCCTCCAATATTATTTAAAGATAGATTAGCTTCATTAACATCAATACTGAATGCTTGTAAAGCTGCCCCAGTTGGTGTTCCTGCTAATGTAATTTTAGTAGAAGCTGCTGTAACATTTGAAGGAATTACTGTAGGAATAGAAAGAGTTATACTACCATCTGTCCCAGCAAATACACCATTAACTGATAAAGCTAATGTACCATCAGCATTTGGAAATTTATGAAGTCTTGAAGCAGTTAAAAGATCTGTTCCAAGTCTTTCCATAATAGTACCATCTTTTGAAAATACTGTTTGACCATCAGCTGTTGCTGTAGTATTAGCTCCAAAAAAATTTACATAAGAAAATATATTACCTTGGATAGTAGAAGAATTATATCCTGCATTTTCTCCAAGAGCATTTACAAAAGAACCTGTATTTTGATCTAAAGCATGATCTCCTATAGCAACAATAGCAGATCCAGTATTTTGTAATGCTGCTTGATAACCTATTGCTTTTACATCATATCCTGTACTTAATCCTGCTGCATTAGTACCTATTGCTACTGTAGTGTCTTCAATTAACACAGAAGGTCCATCTCCAATTTTAATAAAATTATCATTACCATGAAAAGGAACATTATTTATTATAATATCATTAGTAGTATTACTTCCTATATCTGTTACCTGTTGTAAATTTGGTATAGTTCCTCCTCCACCACTTGCTACCCAATTACTTCCATCCCAAAAATATTGTACATCCTCATCTGTATCATAACATACATATCCTTGGTCAGCAGCAGTTAAACTACCACCAACAGTAGTTCTATCAGCTGTAGATAGAGGGTTTAATAAAAGATTAATTATCTTATTATTTCCTATATCAAGAGTATGTAGATATTTTTTTATTTCTGCCATTATGATAAGTGTGCTGTACCAGCTTGAGGAGTGCTGAAGGTTATACTAATAGTGTTTGTATTAACTACGGCTAATGTACCACTGATGTCATGTCCATCACAATCTTCTGTCCAAACATTTGGAGTGTATCCTAAATTATGGTTAATATACCATACAGCTTGTGGATCAGAACAGTTTTGAGCATATGTAAATGAAGTACCATTATTAATAGTGATGGAAGGATTTACATTTATACGTGTAATACATCCTCCAGCATTCACTTCTATAATATTAGCTGACCCATTATTATCTGCATAAGACATTCCTATAGAAGAAGGACCTCTATTACATCTTTGAATTTGGTACCTACTTGTATCCATCCAAGGTGGTTGATAATCACAACTCTCATCATGTGTAGGATAGTATACAGGCAGCCAACCCATTTGTTGAATAGATACTTCACATAGAGCCCCTCCATCATCAGTGTACTGATAATTAACTAAGTCTTTACGGATTTCATCCATCCATAGTTTACCACTTTTTCTACAAGATTGAATACCATACTTCTGTCTACGAAATTCATCATAAACAGAGTTAGCAAAATTTACTAAGTATTTTTCTCTTTGTGGTAATAAGTTTCTCATTATTAAGGTTTTTTAGCATTAGCCAGCTTTTGTTCATAAGCATTAATACATGCTGAACAACATTGTTTCCCATCTGAAGCTGATCTTTTTTGACAACCACAACTAATTGGGGCATTACAATTTGGACAATTCATTTTATTTGGTTTTTTTTATGAATAAATTAACAATAACTTCCGTATTTCTGTAATCTTGATTGAGCATACATAAGCAGTTCCATCCCTTCTTGTAAATCATTACATTGTTCCACTTTAGCTTTAGCTGCATCAATATAAGATTTAATAAGTCTAAGTTCATTTAGCTGATCTTTTACATCAGGTTCTGGTTCACATGCTGCTAGTTCCACCTTACAAAGTTCATTATAATATTTATTTGTAATCATACAAACTCTAAGATAATGATATTGAACAAACACTTTATCATTTGGACTTACAGAATATCTTATAGTGTAGATACCATCAGGTAGACGTTCACTAATTGTACCACATCCAGCACTTTGTATACCAAGAGTACATCCGTTTAGAATAAGATTGAATCCTGATATAACATCTATAGCCACTGGTTCATTAAAACCTGGGGATGTAATTTCTAATTTGTTACAAGTAACAGGCACATGAGGGTCATATATACTAGTATCTAGTACACGGAACACTGAACAATTATTTGTATCTGGTACATCTAAACTTAACTGGTGTTTGTAAGCCATTTTATAAACTTTATAGATTTAAAGAGAAAGTATCTCCTCAATAATAATATACTATTTTTTGAGCAGTTTTCAAAATAAAAAAAGGGAGAGACATGAAGTCTTCTCCCTTTTCGGTTTTAAGGATTATGATATTAATAAGTTTCCAAAGTAACTGTATTACCAGCTGCTGTACAAGCACCAACTACATAGTTAGTTAAAGATGCTGTTGAAGTACCAGTTGGAACATTGAACACTAACAAATATTGATCGTTATCAAAAGTACCACTTGGGTTATTAAATCTAGGAACACTGTGTAAAACCATAACTTGATCATACAATGAAGTTCTAGAAATGTTAGCCAAAGCTGGGTTTTGTTCAATCTCTCTCATTCTTAAGCTTTCTACACGAGCACTATCAGGATAAGCTAATTGTAAGTAACGGTCAGATAAGATCATGTCACGTAGTACAGTTTCACCACTACCTGAAGTTTGTACAGCTGGTTGAATTATTGTAGCAGTATTAGCTGTAGTATTTACACCAGTGTTACTATTTGAAGTAGTAAAGCAGTTAACAGCACAAGGATCACCAGACTCATCAGTTAATGAAGTGTAGATTAACAATGGTTCTAAATCATATTTATCTGTTGGAGTGAAAGTACAAATACCAAATTTAGTTTCAATATAAGCAGCACTTAATTCAATATGTGGGGGTTGTGTATAACTAAATGAAGCAGCATCAGTAGCAGCTTGATAAATTATAGCACCATTTGTAGTACCACTTAAGTTAGCAGCAATTGTTGCATTAGTTGCAATTCCAGCAGAAACTACAGCTGAACCCCCAACACCAACTTGAGTACCTGTACCTGGGATAACTGTAGCAGCACCTACTTGAGGAGTGTCAATTGCACCAGAATAAAGATCATTGTAATAGTTAACACTAACAGTAGAACTAATTGTAGGAGCAATTTGTTGAGCTGGATAAGTAATTGTAATATCAGTATTAGTAGTAAATGCAGTTACAAATGCATTAGGAGGAATACCTTGACCAGCTGTTGTTCCAGAAATTGGAACCCAAGCTACAGAACCTACAGCTTTTTGACCTATAGCAACACCAGTTGTACTAGAGACAGCTAATTTAACTGAAGTAGTTGTAGCAGCAGTTAAAATAGAACTAGCAGAAATATTTACAGAATATTTATATACTCTAGCTTGAACCATTGTATTAAAAATAGGACTCAAATTAATTTGATCAGCCCAATTTAATAATGTAACAACTGGATCTTTTTGTAAAGTAGGATCTACAGTGCTGCAACAACCTGTATAAGAATCTAATGTTCTATACATGTTGTGAGATAAGAAACGTAAAGCTGGACTACCTTTAACATCTACACGTAGACGGTAAGTACTGTCACAAGCTAAACCACAAGTTACTGGAACTTGAACAACATTTTGTAAAGCTTGTTTAGCAGCAATTTTAATTACACGGCTAACATACTTAGGGTTGATTGTTTTAGTCTTTACAGATTCTTTGTAACCACCAAGAGCAGGACTAATTTTATCACTGTTAAAGTAAGAACCTTGAGCAATGATGAATGGTTGAGCACTTACTGATTGAACAGCTGTACCATTTGGATTAAAGAAACCAATTTGACCAGCAGTTAAAGATGCAGTTGAACCACTAGATAATGTTGGAACTGAAAGTCCAAAAGTAATAGGAGCAGTTGTAGCAATTGTAGCAGTTACAGAATTAGATAAAGTAACTAAAGTAGAAGTAACAGCAGTAACAGTAGTGTTAGCTGGAATACTTGTACCTGTTACTGTTTGACCTACTGAAACACCAGTTGTAGCAGTAAACTCTAATACATTTGGAGCATTAAAAGAAGCACTTGGAGTAGTAGCCAACGGAGTTGTTGGAACACCAATAGTAATTACTGTTACACCAGATACTAATTTAGCAGTAATTGGAAGTGACAAAGTAATTGTATTAGTTCCAGGGACTGCTGCAACAACTGTTGTACCAGGTTGAATACCAATACCAGAAACTGATTGACCAGCTAATACACCAGTATCATCAGTTAAAGTTATTACAGTACCTGTTGTGGTACCTAATGTAGCTGTACTAAGTGAAGCAACAGCTACTGAAGAAGGAAGGAAGCTCTTCCTAAAAGCGTGAGGAAAATACATAGTTTTTAAAATTTAAGGGGTTTATAAATAAAATTTTTTAATGTGTGTTTATAATATAATATAAGGAATTATTTTAAGAATAACAATTTATATTTTGTTGAATCAATTAAACTTTTAACATTGTCAAGTTCATTAACTATTTCACTGTGTGGCATAACTGATTGTAAAGACTGTACTTTATCTTTTATTTTTCTAAGATAGTCTATACCTTCTTCTACAGTATTTAATTCTGCTGGGGCTGTATTAGGAAGTTCTAATATTTTTTCTTCAGCTCCTTGGAAGTGTTCTACTAAATCATCAGCATGTTCACCTATTTCATCATAAAAATGACCTAAAGCTTTATGAGCTGCATAAGAACCAAGCCCAGTCACTTTAAGATGTAATTTATGAAAGCTTGTTACACAGTTTAACAAGTCTTGAGCTAATGCTGCTGTTTGCATACATAGAGCACATGTTTCAGATCCACCATCCATAGAAACCATAACAGTTACTGGATTAGATGAAAATATACTATTTCTAGATATTTTTTGCATATTTTATAATTTAACTATTTGTTTGTACAGCTTGTTGTTCTCTTTGATATTGTGTAACACTTTCAATATCACCAGCTAATATCATAGCTGTATTGTCAGCTATTATTTCAGCTACATCATCATTAAACTCACATTCTTGATCTGATGTATAAAAAGTACCTGTTGCTATATCTATACAACCATTGAATTTAATTTCTCTAGGTTTTCTATAATATATTAAATGACATTCAGGAATAGTAAATTCACCATTTGTATAAACTTTAAGTTTATTACTCATTATAGTTGAAACAGTTTCAGCCCAGTCAAAGTTAGGTTGTTTATTTTTATCATCTAATATGATTGATATATTAGCTTCTTCTACTTGATACACTGTCATCCTACGTGGAGGACAACATTCTTTCTCAGCAAATACATCTGTTCTAACATAGTGAAGATAATCATCTGGTAGATTAGAGCATTCATAATAAATACCTTTATCCACCATTGTTACTTCTACATGTTTTAATAACTTCTGTACATCATCAACTATTCCACTACTTTGTTCAGCACCTTCTTTACGAGTATTAATAGCATATAGTTGTCTTCTAGTCCACTCAATCTGAGCTTTATTAGCTGCTTCTTGAATCTGCCAACATTCTAGATTATCATAATCCAATGAGGCTAACTTATTCAGTCTCTGCTTTATTTTAATCTGTAAGAGGTTATTATTCATAGTTTAACATTTCCATTTTTTTCTTGCTAATCTTAATCTACTATTTGGATCTTTTGCTGCATTAGGAAACTTTTTCATTTGACCTGCAGATCTAGCACAAAATGATTTTTTTCTAGGACCTCCTTGAGGTTGAGGAGCTTTGAGATGAGAACCTGGATGACTACTATTATAAGAAGCTCTACCTTTAGCATTTAAACCACCTGTAGGATTTTTACCTTCTTTTCTGGTCCAAGCTGGAGTCTTTGCCATATTATTATTTTTTATAAGGATGTTCTTTATGCCATTTTTTAACTGAAGCTACTCCCTGTTTAACAGTTTTAGCTTTAGATTTTTGAGTAAGGTCTATAGTGTCCCATTTTCCTTTATCTGATGTAGGATGAGTAACCATAATATCACCCTTCTTACCTTTACCTAAACCTGTAGCACTTTCTTTTTTATATACTACATGTTTCTCACCACCTGCTGTAACTTTAGTTTTCTTAGCCATTATTTTGGTAATCCTGCTTTAAAAGTTGTTGTTAAATCAGTAAAAGTTGATGCTCCTTTTGCTAGTTTTTGAAAACTAACTACATCTATATATGCTTCATATCCATCATCTACATTTATAAAAGTACCACTCATAAAAAATATATCTCTTGTACTACCATTAATTAAATTTGCTCCACCTATTGATTTTATACCTGTAGTACCTACTAAAAATGTTTGACCAGCAGCTCTTATAATTTCTGTAGCTATTACCATTTGAGCAGGTGTAACTGATCCAGTTAATGGAGCTAGTAATGTTCTATTAGCTGGTTGTGCTATTATATTAGTTAAAAAGAATTGTTGATAATCATCAACAAAATTTGATTGTACAGGTGTACCAGCATTACTAATAGCCCAACTTACAGCTGCAGCCACTGCACCACATGAAGTATTTTGTCCTGTTTGTCCTCTTCTAATTATAGAACCAACTGTCCCATTACTAGATATACCTATATGAGGCATATTCATAACAAACAGATTTCCTGTATTAGTGACATGACTAGCATAAGCTCCCAGTCCAGTGATACCTGTATGAGGATAACCAGCTAAACCACCAGACATAAATGGTCCTAAAAAATCATTCAATGATAAAGGATGTTGTCCTAAGTTATCATTATCTACAAAATTAGCAGCATTAATATCATCAGAACAAACTGATAAAGACATCAATGTATCATTAGCAGGATAGCCTAAGTTCTTTAAAAACTTCTTGGTATATTCTCCAAATGCTTGAGCTGATACAGCATTAGGGTATGTAACTCTAACTGTATTAGTATAAGAAGTTGGATTTCTATATTCTGTGTTTTCATTTATCACCTCAATCCAATCTCCTGGTTTAGGTTTTCTAAATGAATAAGTTAATGTACCAGCAGCTATTGAACCATCTGGCTTACGTAGTACATAAGGTTTTTTAGGTTTGGTATTATTACTTCTCATTTTATTTTTTAGATTTTATTTTCTTTTCTTGTTTAAGCATTTCAGCAGATGGTTTTTTTCCAGAGCCTTTATTTTCACGGATGGAATCCCATAATCCATGTTGAGAAACAGAACCATCTTTACGTTTAATCATTTGCTTACTCATACTATTTTACTTTAATAAGACTAGCCACTTTAACAGTATCAATCTTAATACTGTCTTTTACTTTTACACTGTCAATACCTTTTAAAGAAACTGTATCAACAGAATTAACTACTTCTGAATTAGATTGACAACTATTTAATGCAACTAATGATACTAACACTAAACTTACAATTACTTTTTTCATGTTTTTATTTTGAGGGTTTATTACTTTTTTTTCTTAGCACCTGCTATTTTATCAGCAAATGTTATTTTATTTTTAGGGGGAGCTAATGCAGCAAACTTCTTTTGAGATGGTGTCATACTTTTAACAGTTCCACCTTTTTTCATTTGAGTGTCTCTCATCATAGTTCCATTAGACATACCACCCATTTCCATTTTCTTTTTAATAGATCCACCAATTTTCATATAACCCATTTTAATTGCAGCTTTTTTATCAGCAGCCATATCTTTTTCAGAACCTTCTTTGTCATGAGCTCCTTTAGCATCCATCTTCTTATCATAAGAAGATTTTTCATAAGCAGCCATTCCACCTTTTTTCTTGGGACCTATTGATCCACCTTTTTTCATGCTATACATATTATTTATTTTTTTCTATTTTTAGCCATTGCTTTAAAAGTCTTTATGTTTTTGAAGATACTCCAGTAATCTTTCTGCAGTGTTTACATTATCATCAATTTGTCCAAGAAATCTATTACAATTTCCACATAACAAACCTCTAACTTTTCCTGTCTTGTGACAGTGATCAACTGCTAATGATCTATCTAGCTTATCTTCATGTTTATGACAAATATAACATCTGGAATCTTGTTCAGATAACATTTCATTATATTTCTCAGGAGTAATACCATATTTTTTCTTAAGTATATGTGCTCTCTGCTTATCTAAGTTATATAGTTTTTTACTTCTAGTTATATAACATTCTTTACAATACCAGCCATTTTTAGGTCTATCTAAAATATCTTTCCAAGTATCACAATTTGTACAAAAGAATTTACCATTTTTATATAAATTATAAGTTTCAGCTTCAATTTTAAGTAACTCTTCAATAGATATACCTTTTCTTTTAGCTCTTCTAGCTATTTGATAAGGATGTTGATTTCTTATAGATTCTTTTTTAATTCCACTCATTTTTTCTTACTCATCTTGCGAAAAGTCTTAGCTAAATTATAACGTTTAGAACCAGGAGGACATGTAGAACTACCAAACTTAGAACCTGTACAAGGTTTATCAGTTCTCATTCCTTTAACAGCTCCTTGTATCCAATTTTTTTTACCTTTAGCCATAACTTATAAATTTTTATTGATTCCAATGTTTTTCTACTTTCTTAGTTAAGTCCCCAAGAATTTCTTCATTTAAAGGATTTCTAAGATATTCAACTACATCAGTTAGGTTACGTCCTAATAATGTTGTAGTTTGCATATGATAAATAAATCCATCAGCTTTGGTAGCAATATATCTATAGTAATTACTTTCTTTCACTATAGCTTTAATTTTCAAAGCTTCCATATCTAAATTAGCAGCCTCAATAAACTTCTCTGCAGTTTTTCTTTTGTTCTTATCTACAGACTCTCCGTTAATAAACTTATCCATGTTATCATAGATGATGTCATTAGGAGTGGTTTTTTTATACTGAGCACCGTTGATGTCAAGTGTCTTAGCTACTAAGAATAACTTATTCTGATTTTTATTATAAAGTTTCTCTAATTCAGAAAGAGCTTTATTTCTAAGTTTCTTAACTTCTGTATTAACCGATGCACTCTCTTCAAGTCTATCTAAATAAAACTTAGGAGGGGTAGCCATTCTACGTGCTTCTTCTAAAGATTTAGCCACCATAGAAAATCCACCAGCTTCAATTGCATAAAGTCTAATTAAATCATATGGGTCTGTAGCTGGTTCTAAATGAACTGGTTCATTTCCACATCTGATTTTAATCTTATCCCAGAAATCACTATTATCTAGTTTAAGTAATTTTACTTTATTCCAGAACATTTCATCATTAGCATCAATAACATTAGCAGCTAGTTCTTTTTCTAACTGAGCCACTATGCTTCTAATTTGTTTCACCTTAGCTTCTTGATCTTCTAAAGGAAGATTCTTAACTTCAGGAGCATACTCATTTAATCCTGTAAGGTATCTTTTAATACCATTAATTTCTAAACAAGCAATAGTTTCTTCATGAAAAGCTCCATCAAAAAGACTAAGTCCATATTTCTGTAAGCCCATGTTATCTACTTGAACATCAAAATAAGGACGGATTGCAATACTAGATTTCTTGTTCTGTGGATACTTTTCCACAATTGTTACATTACTCATTGGTTGGTTTTTTGTTTTTTTTATATATCTAATTCGGATTTATTCCGAATAAAGTATTCTGTTTTTACATCAAATTATGATGTAGCAAAAGGGGTAGTTATTGTACCACTTGCTAAAATTGTACCACTTACATTCCATACTGTTGAAGAAATACATTCTACAACAATTCTAGTTCCTTTAAGACCACCAGTTGTAGTACCACTTTGGGTAATAGCAACATGTGTAGATCCATCTCCTGAAAATAATTTAGGACCAGCTGTAGAACCAGGAGTTGTAGCTTCTAATCCAATTAAAACTGTTCCTTGTAAAAACTGACTAGCAGAAGCAGTTATAACTTTAAAATTATTACTTGTTATAGTGGTATTTACTATAAATGTATATTTTAATCCAACTTTTGCAGAAGGAAGAGTAAACACAATACCAGCTGCTCTATCAGATAAAACTACAGAACCAGATTGAGTTTCACTTAATGTTACAGTGGAACTTGACCCTGAAATTGTATTAATTTTATTTAAATTGTCAATAATAGTATTTAAATGACCAAACTTTGCTAAAGACATATCAGCTCCTTTTATTAAATTATCATCTGGTGATTTTGGACTAAATTTTTTCATTGTTATATTTTTTTAATTTGTCTTAAATAATTGAACCTAAGAAGAGTTGCCAGCTCTCTATGTGATCAGCATAGTGGGCATACCTTAGATTGTATACAGATGCTATCTGTATAGGGGGATTAACATTTTTTTCCTTTCATACTACCACCCATTTTCATTTTAGTCATTGCTGACTTAGGTGCAGAAGAAGAAACTACTCCTTTACCAGCATTCTTACCTACCATAACACCTTTTGTAGATGCAGCAGGACGACCACTAGTTGGAGCAGAAGATTTTGGGGTTTTTGGATTACCAGCCATGTTATTATAATTTTAAATTGTTTGTAAAATATGTTTTATAAATTTGATATTTTCGGTCTAAAGATATACAAGAATCTTTATATAAATAGTTTGCTATTTTTTTAGCATCTTCTCCATAATAAGAAACTCTGTAAAAATTTTTACCAGAAACTTGTGTTGGATACTTTTTATCAGTTTGAATTATTTTAGAACAAAAAAATATAAATTCAAATATTGTTTCAAGAGTTCCACATAACATTAAATGTTTCATTTTATCTTTAGTAAAATAAATACCCCCATCTCCATCTATACATCCTCTCCAAAAATCTTTGGATTGTTTTAATAAATCATGAGGAATTATAGAAACACTTTTATTATGTGTAAAACCTAAATCAACTAAACGATCTCTAATTTTTTTAGAATTAACTCTCATTCTTGAACAATCACCTTTACCTTTTTTAACATCTCTATTAGATTTTAGAAAAGCTTTAAATTTTTCTAAATGATCTATATCATTGTTATGTAAGGTTAGTTCAATAGAAGCTTCTTTATTTTGTTCTATGTGACCGTCTGTATATAACATCCCAATCCAATATAAAGCTTCACAAGTTAACTCATCAAAAACATTATGATCTATTTCAGTTTCATACCTAATGTGAGCCTGGTTTGAAAGATTCCTATATTCTACATCTTTAGATTTAAGAAATTCTCTTATAGTTTTACGTGTTAAATTTAACTCTTTTTCTATAAAAATTTGAGACTTCCCCTCCTGATATAAAGATAAGACTTTTTCAAAACATTCTTTTCTTTTTTCTTCTTGTTCTAGATTATAATCTATACCAACATTTGAAAGAACTTTTTTAACACTTGGTTGTGAGGAAGATGTTAACTTACATATTTCAGTTAACATCTTTCCTTCTTTGTACAACCTTATTATTTCTTCGGATTTTTCTAAACTTATTTTTTTCATTTGTATCTATTTAATACAAATGTAATCATAAATCATCAATAATCCAAATTTATTTTTATTTAAAAGGATCCACCAGTAACAGGGTTTCTCATAACTATTTTCAATACCTTAGTTGGATCTTTAACCCAGATAGCAGGCATTGTTTGAGTCATAAATACTCTATAACCATTGAAGTTACCAGAGCTTTGGAAACCTTGTGTTCTACCCATATAGTCCATTGTACCATTTTGATAGAACCATTTCAATTGATTATCCCAGCTTAATTTCAACAAGAAGATGTTGTCATTAGTATTATCTGTGATGTCAAAGATAATGAAATTATATGAACTTAATGGGAAACCATCAATAATTGGATTCTCAATATCATTTGTATGAACATTGTCAAATGCAGGGTTCAATACAAATTTAACGTTAGCTAAGAATGGGATGATGTAACTAGTGTATGCAAAACCAAAGTTTAAATCCATACCTGTACCAGTAACAGCTCCTAGTTCATGAGCATTAAGAACTAAACCAGAATTAACTGCTTCTTTCTTAATTGCTTCATTAACAAGTTTCATACCACCCATACCTGTTTGTACAATCAAAGATCTTTGAGGATCTGGTCCTTTAAATTCAACTTTACCATTGAAGAAGTTGAAGATTTCAGATTTAAACAAGTCTAAGTTGAAAGAAGCTTTGTTATAGATTCTCTTATAAGAGTTATCTAATTGCTTCCAAAGACCCACTGATAAACGAATATCATCTGGTCCATCTTGTCTAACCTTACCACCTTGACCCCACATTAAGTAAGTTTCAATGTCATTAGCAATCTTAGTTAAGTGTGCTGCTTCTAATGTAGTTAAGAAAGAACGTGTAAGTTGACCATTAGCATAAGCTTTCTTTACATAGTCTTTACCCATTTTCTCAGCCATTGTTTCCAAGTTGGTAACAGATGGATCTACATTTTTGTCAAAGTTTCTCCACATTTCAATAACTGGGATAGTACCATCAGCTTTCATACCACCTTTCATCATTAAGTCTGCACGACTAGAAATAGAATAGTGTACGTGAGCTTCTGCTCCACCAACATAGTTATAGAATTCACGGAAACCAGCTGATACATTACCTAAGTCTGAGAATCTTTCTCCATACTCTCCACGAGCAGAACCTTTTCTGAAAACTTTAGTACCAACTTTCAAATACTTATTGTCTAAGTATTTAGTGTTGTCATTGTTCACCAACTGTACAGTGTAGATAAAACCATCACCAGCTGGGATGATATCATCAACTGTAATGTACATTTCCACACCATTGTACTTGTCATAAGTGATAATATCACCATGACCAAATGAACGTTTGTTCAATTTGATTTTAAATGTTTGACCATCAATACCTTTAGTAGCATTACCTGTTTCAATGTCTTCAGTAATGTAAGGAAGATCCTGAGCTACAGGTATCTGCCATTTGTACTCACCACGGTTATTATCTACTGAAATAACATTCTTTCCACCAAAACTAGACATTTGGTATAACGGCATTTCTACTTTTTGAGCCATTGCCCATAAGTCCACTGGACCTAAATCTGTAGGTTCAGCTGATTTAAGGAGGTTAGAAAGGTGATAAGAGTCTACGTGTGAGCTTGTTTGATAATGGTTATCACGTAGAAATATACCATTATTTAAAACTGGAGTTGCCATAGGGCTTTAAATTTTAAGGGGTTATTAAATTATCTTTTAAAAATATTTTGAGGTTTACTTATTTTTCTAGGTTTATCTTGTTCTTCTTCCTGATAAGTAGATATGTTCTTACGAGACTGTTCAGTTTTTAATTGTCTAACTGTTTGTTCTACAGCTTGAGTTTTACCTTGTTTCATAAGATTACCACGGTATTCATCAGGGTTGGATAGTAACCAAAGAGCTTCTGCTATTAAAGGATAGTTAGGTTCTACAAATTGATACCTCTCTAAAAGATGTCCTAATAAGTTAGTAGGTTTACCTGATATAGAAGCATATTGTGGTTGAACCAATCCTGTATATAACTGAGCTTGAACTTTCTTATCCAATTTAAGACCATTAATTTCTGCTGGTCTTAAAGCTTCAAATACATTCTTCTGATATGCATCAGCAGCATTTTGTTGTTGTTGTTTTCTGTATTCTTGTTCCTGAAGTTGAGACAAAACAATTTTTTCCTGCATCTGATCAAGCTTAGGTTTAAACTGTTTAGCTTTCTTTTCAAGTGTACCAAGATCTTTCCAAGTTGTTAATTCTTCATCAATTTCTTCAGGTGTACCAAAGTTAGTAGCTTGTAAATATTGACGTACAATATGTTCTTGGTCATTATCATCAGATGGATCCATTTCTCTAACAGCTTCCACTTGAGCTAAAGCTTGAAACAATCCTTTTAAATCTTGTCCTCCATCAGCTACATATTTAGCAGCATATTGAAGTTCTTCTGGAAGAGACTGAAAAAACTCTTGTGGAGTAGAAGCAGCCACTTCATCTTTTATGTTATTAACATTAGCTTGCCAAAGTTCTTCTACATCTTTTTCTCCAAGTCCACCAAGATAGTCATCAAGAGATTGTTTAGTTTCATCATAATCATCAAAAGCAAACATCTCACTGTTCTCTATCCTTTTCTTTAAGAATTCAACTAATCCAGATTTTTCTGTTTTAGGTCTTCCTTTTTTAGGAGATTCATCTATTTCTGTAGGATCAGACTCATCTAAAATTTCATTTAAAGCTGCTTTAATATCATCATTACCTTCTACATTATTTGTTGTAGAATTAAATGTTTTAGCACTGTCTTTTTTAGAATCATCCTCATCTAAAAAATCTAGATTAACTTGTTTTTTACTGAAGATGTTGGGTTTAATTTCTGTAGGTTCTCCACTTGGAGTAACTATACTACTAGCTGCTGGAGCCCCATCAAATAAACTATCAATATCTAAATCTACTTGTTGTACATTTGTCTGTACATTTCCTTGATTAAATTCCATTTTTCTGTTGGTTTTTTATGTGTATCTCTACATTAATAATATAATACTTTAAACTATATAAATTTACATTTAGTTATTTTTAAATAACGAAGGTGTGGATTATAGAGCTATAATTATTTTTCTTTCTTTTTATCAGATTGTTTAAAGTCATATTTGTTCTTATTTTCTCTAGCTATCTGAAGTTGTTTATCAGCTATCTGTTGTTGAGCCTGAAGCTTCTCTCTTTCTATATTATGTTTTTCTTGAGTTTGAGCAGTTCTATTAATTTCCTTTTCACGGTCAAAATTCATAGCTTCCTGATAGTTCTGTTGTTCTTGAATTTTAGACATAGCATCTATATAATCAGACTGGTTATTTTTATTAAGATCAACCATAGCTCCCATACCAGAAGCTCTAATCTGAGCCTCAAGAATTCTAGCTTTTCTATCTTTCTCAGACTCATCAGCTTTAAATTGATTAGAAGCTTGTAATGCAGCTTGTTCAGCTTGGATTTGTTTATCCTGCATTTCTTGTTGATGTTGTTGTTCCTGTTGTTTCTGAGCATTAACTTTTTCTTCAGCAGATTTAAGAACACCTGTAAGTTCAGCAATAGACTCTGATTTAATTACATTACCTAAGTCATATATAGAAGCTCCTGTAGCATTATTAGTGAGAGCTAGTTGTTTAAGCTGCTCCATTATAGCACGAGAATTAGTTTTAGTTGTACAGAATATATTTAAATCTCTAAGAAGTAAATCTGTTCCATTCATTTGGAAATTTATCTTCTCATCAGCTCCAGTGATATATTGTAGACGTAAACTAGGTTTTTTAGAATTATAATATTGAGCTAAATCAGTTCTCATTTGATGCACTCTAGGCATCAAGTTATCTGAGTGTTGTATAAAGTATTGTTCTGTTTGAGCATAAGAAGCATTAGCTGCTTGTTCCACCCCTGTAGCAGTTTGTTGTTGAGCAATCTGCATACCCATCCTTTGTTGATTCAATCCAATAACTTCAAAAGCTTGAGTTTTAAAATAGGTGGCTAATTGTATCCTAGATAGTAAACGTTGAGTTTGTTCTAAGTTCAACACTTGATAGTGCTGAAAATTAAGAGCATTCTCTGTATTAGTGATACTAGTGTCTAAAGGAAGCATTTGGAAGTTTTTCATAGCTACATAAGCTTTAGCTAGATTGTTCTTACCCCAATCTTCTCCCAATGAGTGACGTGGTAAAGCATTCTGATCTAACATAATAACTGTACCTAATTCATCCACAAGAATATCTGCTATCTGATTGTTTACAATGTTATATCCAATCTGAAATGGTTTCATTAAATCTACAAGAGATACTGAACGGGTATTTCTATCCCCAAATACAGATCCTTCTACAGGAAGTTTACATCCATAAACTGTAGCATCCCCTTTAAACTGAAAAGGTACACGTCCAGGTCTACCACCATTAAGTCCTAAATATATAGGATTTATACCTCCAGGATTATTCATACCCCAGAAAGCTGGTCTGTTAGGTCCAATCTTTACACCACCCCAAACTTCATTAATCCATATCCAATCTATATGTTCTCCAAACACTAAATTATCTTTAGTATTTTGTTTCCATATAGAATTATCATATTGTGGTTTGTCTGTAACCTTATATTCTTCTGATATAATATCTTGTATAATATCTCCTTCTGTAGTTATCTTAGTAAGGTGCCCAACTTTTCTTTGACTCTTCCAATAAATAGTTGACACTCTAAGCATATAACTTTTACCAAAATCTTGCAAGTCTTCTGAGTCTGAAAGTATCCACTGTACAATATCTCCAAATTGACTTCCAGCATCATATAAAGACGTAAACTGTCTATACCCCAAACTAGGCATTTGTGTATTCCATTCATGAGTTCTCTTTGGGTCATAATAGCTTCCATCATTTTGCATTCCTTGTATAGCATACCCAGCTGAACGTGCAGGATATATAGCTTCTAAAGCTTCTAATTGTTGATCATTCATCATCCATCCATACTTATCTACAACATCTGATATAGACATCATATCTAATTTACCCACCCAATTACCTTGGGATACATAACGTACATCAGGACTTTTATGGTAGAAAGTAAGTAGGGGATTCCATAGTTCCACCTCATAATCATCTTCCATCATATTAAAATGCCAGAACTCTCTATCTGTAATAAGACTATCTCTAAAAGCTCTTTCTTCTAATTCCTGCATTCTAAATCTTTCTTCATCAACTTTCATTTGATGATCAGCCCATTCTTCAATCATTGATCTATAATCTTTCTTAAAGAACTGTTCTATTTCAGGAAGGCTTTTAAGTTTTTCAGGATTTAATTGTTGTTGAGCTTCTTCACTAGATGGATCTAATCCCATCTCCATTATAGTAGCCATTTGTTTTTGTTGAGCCTGTTGTAATAACACCTTCTCAATCATTCCTCTTTTCTCTTCTAACATCTCATTATATGACATGTCATCAACAGCTCTAAACATTATTCTTGAACTTCTTTTAGAAAATTCATTTGTAAGAACATTAATTACATTAGGAATAATAGGATAGAATTTAAGCTCAAATGCTGATACATCTTCTTTAGTTAATGTATCAATAAGATCAGCCATCTCATTATCTTCTTCTACAATATAATCTTGTTTATCAATAATACCTTTAGCTAATTTATAATTCTTCATTAAACGTCTAGCATTACGTCTAAGTTGTTTCATACCCTGAAACTCTAACCAGTCAAGATTCCATGCTCTCCATTGATCATCCTTTTCTTTTTCTGGTACAAACTGAAATGGTTGGATTAAAGTTCCCATCTTGTTGTACTCAACCTTTGCCCCCTTTTTGAGATCTAATGCATTATATATCTTCATGATTATTAATTAGTTATAGTGTAAAATATTTCTGTAATAGAAGATGTAGCATTTGAATATACAAATTCACCAGCACATACATCTGAAAGTGTCATAGTGTATTCCATTATCTTATGTTTTTAAAAGGATTTCTTGATGGTCTCATCATTGATGACCCTGCTCTACCAGTCCCCATATGTTTAAAGGGACTATAGTTTAATTTACTAAATTTTTGTGAGTTATCCAAATGTATATTTGTAACTTCTGTACGTTTAGACATTCCTCTGTTAGATTGTTGTACTTTAGCAAAAGCTACAAGAGAACAAAATGCTACAAGTCTATCCACGTTTAGTCCATCTTGGTACATCTCCATTTCTTTTAATAACATAGGATCAGGGATTCTTTCCACTCCATATATTATTTTTATTATGTTTCCATTTACATCTGTTTCATGATCAAGCTCCTCTTGTAGATATTCTATACCATAGGAAAGAATGTTTCCTTTAAAGAGTGTACCAACGTTTTTCCAACCATATTCTTGGAATACATTTCTATTAGCTCCAATGTCTTTTAAAAATAACACCATGTCTTTTGGTACCAAATACCTTTGCTTTCTTTGAGAAATCATGTATTGTATAAACAAAGCTACGTTGTTCTCTACAAGTGTCCAGGCATTATACCATTCTATAAGTATTTCTAAACGTTCATGTGTTTTTTTAATATCATCAAATCTACCACACCAGCTTGCTACTATTCCATCTCTTTCTATATGACTTTTAACATCTCCGTTATCATCATCCTTTATAATCTCTACAGGATTTTTATATACATATATAGAACATAAAGAATCTGATGTATTTGTTTTACCCTCACTCACTGGATCCACACTAGCATAGTACATACCAAATGTTGGATTCTTACATGGACGTTCATACACACATATAACTCCTTCTTTATCTTCAGCTTTTTTATTAAAAGGAAACTCCATAATAGGAGCTTTTCTAGATTGTTTATCTATAATTTTACCTTCATCATTTCTTGTAAGTTCCAGATACTCAACACTATAGGTCTTTTCTTCTATACGTTGCATTTGTTTAGAAACCAAATGGGGAGGAAATATAGATTCTTTTCTTGTAGCAAAAGCTTCTTCTATATTAGTGGGTTTCTGAGATATACGTAGTTGGTACTGGTCTGGGGGTAAATCTTTATACCACTGTTTTCTTTCTTCTATTATAGCCTCTAAAGCTTCTTTAACTAAAGAGTTACCAGCTTCATCTATATAAGGAGGCATACTCCATTGTTCAGGAATAAACAGTCCTGTTTCTCCAATAGTTCCTTTCTTATCTATTAGATTAGTTTTAACAGCAAACATTCCATATCTGTGTGGGAACAACATCATACTCTTTAAGGGTTGACATTGTTCTAAATCACCCACAGATCCTGCTGCTATAAATGTACCAGTGGTCACCATACCACTCTGCATAGCTGGTCTCATAAACTCATAAGTGTCCATCATCTTAGGAGCAATACCTGCCTCCTCATGGAAGAAATAAGTTACAGGACCACCCACACCATTTGTAGGATCTTTCTCAAAAGATGTACCTGTGATGATAGACTTATTTCCTTTATAAGTGTCACGGTTGTTTATCCTAACTTTAATACGTTGCTGCCAAGAGAATATTTTATCTGGTTCAGATGGTCTATACCAAGCTGTATGTTCATTAAGGAAGTTTCTATATTCATTTAGCATTCTCCAAGAACCTTTCTCAGAAATGTAGTCTTTAAGGCTGGCACCTATTTTATTTACAGATCCTTCTTCAAACCAATATTGATTAATCAACTTAGCCATATGGAAATATGAAGAAGCTATCTGACGTTTCTTTAATATAGAAATATGTTTATAAGATAGTTCTCCTAACACTTCATATAAAGCCATATGGTATTGAGTGTCTCTTACATCAGCAAACCCAAACTTTTTTATTTCTTTATTATAAATAGGTAGGAAGTTTATCCACATGTAATAGTCTCTAGTGAGGTACCATGTTACTCCATTCTCTATGAATATCACTCCCCATCTACATTTAGCTTTTTGATCATTCCAATATTCTATAAAGTCTTTACTCTTTAAAGGAGCTTGACAATAGAATCCATAAGATTGAAATCTTCTAGCTTCATTATTAAAATGTCTAGAAATATTTACAGTGAAGTTATATCCCTCATCAGGACCAGCATCTTTAAATACTGAACGTACAAAGTCTCTAAGTTCTTCTCTAGTTTGAAATGTTGTAGTTCCCCATTTACCATCTGTCCATGTAGGAATTTCAGCATATAATTTGTTTGTATTAAGCATTAAGTATTTTTTCTATAAATTCTTTATTTCCTTTAACCTTATGTAATAAATCTAATAAGGTATCTAATTCTTTACTTCTTAGTATATCAGGAGATGAAAAATCATTCCAATATTCATTATATGTTTCACGTGGAATAGCTGCCCATTGATCTCTTAAAGAGTTATAATGAAACACCCAATCTTCTAAATAAGATTTTGAATTATAAAATGGTTCTGAATCCTGGTAAGTTTCTTGTATCATAATTTTAATTTTAAATAATTCCTTTAGATTTAGCAATAGGGTAGCCTATATTTTCCATACCTATTCTTATAGACTTACACATTTTTGTTTTAATCTTCTTAAGTTTTTTTTTAGTTTTTGTTTTTAACATTATAAGTTTATTTATTAGAAGCTTGATCTTTTAATAATTCATTAAATTGTTTCATTGCATCATTAATTTTAGTTTGATAATGTGATACAAATGATTCAAACTCAGGATTGGTTTTTTTCAAGTTATCTAAATTTGTAATTGACTCATTGAATTTACCTAGTATCATATCTACAGGTACTTCTCCTGTTTTTAATTTATCTACAACATCAGTGATAAATTTCTTTTCCTCTTCAGTTTTAACTGTAGGATCATTCAAATACTCATTTAGTTTTTCTTCAATTTCTTTAGAATTTTCTGTCATGTTTTTTTATTTTATAATTAATAATTATTGGTCATAAGCAAGATTTTGATTCCCTCTTACAGAAGATTGTTGTTCTTCCATTAAGTCTTTAAATACTCCTTTAAAAGATTGTCTTACAGCATCATACTTCTCAGCCATTCTAAGAAGAGCTGGACTTGACCCATCCCTACCAAATGTTAAAGTTTCTGTAGCCATACTTTTAGCCATGTTATCTAAGAATATTTTAATTCCATAATAAGCTCTAAATGTAGGAGTTTCATACATCTTCTTACACATGTTTAAAGCATGTATTATTTTATCATCATCTAAACTAAAGTCAGCATTTATTTCTCTTAATATCATAGATTCCTTATCTTCTTCAGGTATATCAAAGAATGGATTCATATCTGGGTTAGGACAAGACATATAAAAAATATACGTATATATCTGTAAATATTCATCTGGATACGTATCCATTATGTCTTTAAGAAACTTTAATGTATAACAATGTTCACTAGGAATCACCTTACCATTACTTATATCAAATATCCGTACCATAATTTTATTTTCTTTCTAATGAAATGTTTTTACAAAATTTTAATTCTTTATTATTCAATGTCCATATTTCCCCATCATCCATAGCACAAGTAAATAATAAGTTATGCTCTTGACTATAATCTATAACTAAGAAAGCATACCCCTCCATATTATCTGATATTCTTTTTATGGGGAGCATTGGGTTTAACTGGATTATCATTATTTACTATTTGAGGTTGTCTTAAAAAATCTCTATTTGAACTCTTCCCCATTTTTCTAAGAAGAGAATGTCCTCTTAGTTCATGATCATGCACCCATGTAACAATTCCTTTATGCTGATGTAGTTCTGTAAGATAACACTTATGTGCATTATTCTCTGGTGTAAGAAGTCCATCATCAAAACTATTAAGAAGGTCTTCTAATAATTTAATTTCATTATTCTCCATATTCAAAGTTTAAAATTTTTCCCACTAAGTCACTTCTGTGATTGTGCTTAAGTTTAACCCATTCAATGCCTTCAATCTTTTTACTAAGTTCTATAGCATAAGATAACCCATTAAAAGGATCTTTAATATCTGTTTGTTCATTATCTCCATTGATAATTATCTTACCATGTTTTCCAAGCCTAGTTAGAATAGCTAACATCTCAGCTTTAGAAAGGTTTTGGGCTTCCTCTACAATAAGAACATCATCAATAGTTTTACCTCTGATAAATTGTACAGGAAGAGCATTAACTTTTTTACTAGATATGATTTCATCTATCCTCACCTTATCATAACACTTAATTAAGTTCTCTTGGAAAGCTTCTAAATAAGGATCAAACTTTTCATTTAAACTTCCTGGTAGAAAACCTAATGAATGACCCACTTCTACAGCAGCTCTAGTAACTAAGATTTGTTCATATTGTTTTTTAAATAAAAAATCTAAAGCTGTTACAGCTGACACTAAACTTTTACCACATCCTGCTCTACCTGTAATAATAACTATTTGATTATCAATGATTAATCTTTTAGTATCTTTCTGTTCTTCATTGAGTGATATTTTATATTTAATTTCACCCTTTAAAACTTTCTTTTCTTTTTCCATTAAGATTTAACTTTTAGATTATGTTTATTATCTTCCAACCAATGTATAATATCAATAGTTTCTTTCTTTAAATAAGGCAAATCATATTGCACTACTTCAGTGACAATAGGATTACCATCAGTATCAAGAGCAGATATAGGGTTGTCAAACCTATCCCGTCCTGCCTCTTCAAACATGATGTGATGAATTGTAATGGTACCTGCAGTAAGCTTAGGATTATGTTTAAGAATAATAAACATATACATACTAAGCTGAATAGCATAATGATTAAGATTACAATCATCAAGATGATTGAGAGGAGAAGACATTTTTTGAGAAACACCTTCCCAATTAGTAAATCCTTCAAGTTTAATTTCTTTATTAGTTTTATAATCTGTTATATGTACCACCCCATTAATAACTTCCACTAAATCAGATTGACCACAGATGCCAGCAGATTTTAAATACACCATGTGTTCAGGGTAGACACCATTACCTATTTTTTGATTAGGTGAATATTTAATTCCTTCTTTCTCTATAGGTTTAAAAATAGGAACAGTGGTTCCATATCTTTCCATGTTCTCTAATCCACATATATCAGCTTCACGTTGGTTGTGATACCAAGTACCTAAAGTTGTAGCTCTATTAGCTTCAGACTTCCAAGCTTCTTTAATTTCTGCAGGGGTCATCCCATACCATTTACTCTTTTTACTTTTAGCCACTTTAGCAGCTATTTTTTCTGCATCAAATGGTTGTTTAAAGTTTGATATTAAACTAGTTACACTTAACCAATTAGTATCATCCCCACTTGTGTATTTGTGATTGTGTGCTGTAAATTGTAATATACTCATAATGCTAATTTTAAATTTAGTTGGTCTTCCTCTTGTTGAGAAAGTTCAGCATCCCAATAGTTATTAGGACAAGCAGAACTAAGACTTCTTGTTTTAAATGATAGTGAACATCCACATCCTCCTTTAAGTTGGTTGCAACATGGAGCAGTTCCTACCACCATACATCCATCCCCTGATTCATCATATAAATCAGATGGGCATAATCTACAAATCCTCATTCTCTCTGCAGCTATTTCTTCTACGTCCTCACGTTTAAATACACTATTAGTAATACCCTCTATTATCTGTCCTTTGTTTTTCCAAATAGATATTATATTATTTTTTAATGACATTGGTACGTTTTTTATGTAATTTAATAAAATCTTTTCTCTGACCTTCTTCCTTCATAACTTCTTTAACAGCTTTTAAGTTTAATAAGTTTTCCACTGTTTTAAATCTAGCTGTCATTTGCTGCAATCCTTTTTGTTTATTAGACTCTTCCCATTTTTCTAAAAACTTAATTTCTTCATCTAGCTTCCAATGCTTTACAACAAAATCTCCTAAATTAGAAATATGTATTCTAGAATGTTTCATACTACTAAGAGACTTTCTAACTTCTTGCCAGTAGTAGTTTATTACATCTTCTACAAGCTTATCAGGTATAGATAGTTCTTCAGCTACTACAGGAATATACTCTTTAGATTTTTTAGGTCTCAGCAACGTATACAAATTTAAAATTAAGAAGAATGTTTCCTACAGAACAAACCTTCATCTCTGGATTAATAAATATTTTTTTCTTATTCTTCCCTTCCTTTACAAGAAGGTTTTTCTTTTCCACCTTTCTAAGAGAGTTACGTACAGATTGAATAGAAGAAAATATATTCTTAGAAAAAGCTTTCTGACAAAAACTAGAAAGTTCTTGATCTCCTTCTATAGCAAGATAGGTGAGACAGTTTAAATCTGCTTCACTAATTGATATTTTATTTATATAACAATGTGTAAGTATTTGGTACTGTACAATTTCCCATTTATTCAACTTTGCTTTCTTATCTATTTGATTTACAATAGCCATTATAGTTCTAATTTAAAACTCATATAATCTTCTTTAGTGTTGTTCCAGTCTTTATATAAAAGAATAGGAACAGCTCCAAAGTTTTCAAATATTTTCCAGCTGGCTCCCTTACGGGCTTCCCCTATTAAATATTTAAATTCAGAATTAGTCCCCCACTCTATAGCTAGTTTTATAAGGTCATGACCTATTCCTTTTCTCTGATGTGATGGAAGAACAGTGAAACTATCTACATGTAGCACGTTGGTTGATTGCCACGATAGTAATACTTCTGCTATCAATTCAGAGTTTTCTTTAAGCCATATACCCTGGAAGTTTTTTTCCTCTTGTAACATATACAGTTTATATCCAGTGTCCCATCTAAGTTCTTTAGGATGTTCCTTTTCAAACTTAATGGTTTCATTATAATCCTTTAATTTATACAGGGGGGACATATTCATTCTTATACTTTTCTAAGTGTACGTTCTTTTTTTACTGGTTCTTCTTCTTTTGTTTCAACTGTTGATTCTGGTTCTTGTGTTCCTTGTCCAGGAATTAACACCTCATCTCCTAGTTGTACACCAGCCTCTACTAAGTCTGGGTTATTATCCAAATCTTCTTGAGTGATGGTATGAGGAATAGCTCCTTCTGGTACATCACTAGACTGACGTTGAGGGTTGGTGATCTGAGCAATCATACTCAAAGCCTTAAGCTCCTCCATTCTTTGTACTGCTAACCTAGTGTTAAGTTCTTGTAATTCAACTTGAACTTTCTTCACTTCAATTTGTTCAGATAGAAATTTAATAACTTCTTCTTTAGTTGGAGCTTGTTGCTCTGTCTGTTCTTTTTTCATTGTTTTTTATTTAAGTGTTAATACTTTTACTACATTCATTTGAGCATTAAGAATTTCTCCTATAGTATGACTATACAATTGATTTCTTAATTGAACTGTATTTATATTATGTCCATCATATGCATCAAATTGTTTCCAATGTTCATTTAATAAATCAGCAAGTTCTGCACACAGCTCTTTAGCTCTATTTACTTTAGGATCTCCACTAGGATTAAATGTTAGCCCTACTAATTTTTCTCCAAATGTCATTTCTCTTGTTTCCATTATTTTATTTTTTAATTATAAATCTAAATCATTATCTGAGCCTGGGATATCCTCATCTTCTGTATCATAATAAAATTCTTTATACTTCTTAAAGAACTCTTTATAAGGAGTGTCTATAATATATGTATCCCCTCCCTTAGTATATATAGATGTACACCCATATGCAAGAGCTCCCTCTTCATCTGATGTAAGTTTGGCTGCCTCAATACAATCCATATCAAATATAAAAGGCATCCATTTACCATTATCCTCTATACCAAGAGCCTCCAGCTTAGAGAGGTCTAAAGAAACACATTGTAAATTACATTCATGTAACATATTATATAGTTGTTTGTTGTTTAGGTGAAACTGAATACTTATTATAGTTTATATACTTACTCTTGTTATTCCCCTTAATAATACCAGCTACAATCATTCTTTCTGTTATTCCATCCCTTACATCAATAACAGGAATTATTCTTTTCATCCCATCCCTGTTTATACTTTCTCTATAATGGGAATCTGTGTGTGGAGTCTTACTCATAATATAATATACTTTAAATGTTTAAACTTAGCAAATTTATTATTCTAATTTATATACCCCTATATAAACTTATCCCCCCTTTATTCACATACATATTACACCCCCTCCCTCTTTTTTATATTAATTTTTTTTTGTAGAAAAAAGTTTGATGTTAGAGAATGGGATTACCTATTGGTCAAAACCCCCACTCCGTTTTGGTGGACAGGTGTGTCCCCCATAATTCATATTTATAAACGCATAAAACTTAACAAAATGCAAAAAGAATTTAAAGCAGTAGTAGAAACAGTATCTGATGTAGTGAAAACTAAAAAGAATGACAGCAGAAGTACATATAATGTATGTACAGTTAAATTTCTTAACGGTAGTCTACAAGGTAAAACTTACTTTGCACAACGTACTTTAACAAACAAAGACGGTGTAGAGAAGAAACCTGTTACCAAAGGACAAGAAGTACTTGTGTATTTATCACTTGTAGATAACAAACCGTTCTTTGAAATCAGTTCTGGTAGCAGTGATGTAGACAGTGCTGATGACATTATGGCTGCACTTGGGTTATAGAACCCAAACACAACACACACATATTAAACAATATGTGTGTGTTTTTTAATTGACCTTACAAGAGTCTACCAACAGATTCTACCTATACATATTTCTTTTATTTCTTAACACACTAAATTCATTTAACAATGAAACAAATTAATCTCACAATCAGAGAATGGTTCACCTTTAAAGAAATTGCTACCTTCATGTATGAGTTTACAGTTAATAAAGACTCTGTCATAATTAAGTGTGAAGCTCATTACTTAGAACCACTAGGTTACTAAACAAATTAAGACCTGTATAATATACATATATAAACTCATATAGACATATTTATTTTATACAGGTCTTTGTTACTATTTTAGCCTAAAAAAGTTGTCTCCAGCCTGTGGACATACCTGACTTTACTATTGATAATCAATTAGTTGTGTGTGAGGGTGATGATGGGTGGAAACACCTCAATCTATTCTATTAACACACAGAATGTGCTGAAAAAAACAAAAAATTTGTGGATGAGATGGCTATAACTCTTTAGAGATGAATAAACTCTTACAAACTTGTGGGGCTTCTATGTTATTTATACATTAGTATTATCAGTACTACGTATATATTCAAACACTCTGATAAGGTGTTAATAACAAGATGGTGCAGACTTAAAAATCAAGTAGTGCTTATATATAGGGATAACAGATACCTATTTATATAGCTCTTTAAGGCAGTGATGTCACAATTCTGTAATGTTGTACAAACCACCTCAACATTTAGTCTATAGGTTTGTGGTAAACCTAACTAACAATATCTATTTATCTATAAGGATAAATTAGATGCTTCTGATGTTTAGATGTTAGACCGTCACTTCTTATATGGTTATAAGGAGATACATTAGCAGTTTATTATTATTTATGACACATTTAACGGGGCTGAGACCACAGCCCAAAGTCTTAACTCAAATCCTTTGTCTGTAGGATATATACAGATGACAACAATTATGAAAAGTTTTAGAATTGAATGGGATACATTAAGAAATGGTCAATTCCCAACAGAACAAATGGAATCTTGTGGATTATCTGTATCTGTAACTAAGTTATCTGTATTTAAACAAGAGATAGAGTTAACTTCTACTACAGATGAAGATATTACACCATATTTAGCATTTGAAATAGGATGTTTAGTCACTGCTAGTGTTTATTCTAATAGATAAACTCCGTCTGATCAACGGGGGCTTAATTATAGTGGTTAAGCAGGAAAAGAGTTATGGGTAACAACCATAAATGTTGATTATGACTCAAACAAAAGGTGAAGACCATTCCTAGAGGGTAAAACTAATCCTATAAATCAACTGTAGGTATTCCCTGGAAGACTGGCTATTAAGGAAGCATAGTTAACACTCATATTGTCTGATGTATCAGAAGTGTTCTACCTTTTTACCAGTCTTTACGGAATAAAAGCAGTTGTAACAAATACTAGTTAGTAAGCATATAAACTGTGAAGGTTTATGTTGAAATAAGGCTGGAAGAGTGTTACCACAAAACTTGTAATTCAGAGGTCAAGAACCTGCTTACATGTTACAACTGAGTGCAGAGGGGAATAAAGTATTGTTGCTTTTTCTTTAACCAAGCAAACATCCAGTAAGTTACTGGCGTTGGGTCACCATAACAGACAAGTGACATTTTTTAAAAAACTTAATAACTTTGCAAGTTGTTGAGCACACCAGTTTCTTTGAGACCTTCTAAACAACTTTCTAAAATTATTTATATTACCTAGGAATCTGATATAAATAAGGGTACAATCCATTAAGTAATGATATAGGTATATTGCCGAACTGTTTAGAAATAAAACTCAAAGTTTTAGGTGTAAAACACAAACTCAAAAAGGATATGTCTTCCTTATAATAGACAGGAATGTTATGATTAGTTCAAAAATTGATTTAGATGAAATTGAACATTTAAAAATGGAACAATACATCAAAAGAATTGCAGAAATAAGAAGTGAAATAGAATTAACATATTCTAATCCCTCATTATCTGGTACAGCTAAAGATTTAGCTACAATTGCTGATCAAGAAGAAGAAATGAAGTATCAACAATAACTATTTGAGTTTAGGGGGAGATGTGAAAACATTGAACCCTAAGCTTTAAACTAATTCCTTTTGCATATTCTTCTTGATTAATAAAGTCCTGTATTTAAATGGGATGCTGGAATACCAGATAATTAAAAGAAGACAGTTGTAATAGATGGCTTATAGCAAAGTAACCTAACCATTTCCTTTAGGAAAATAAAAGTAGAGTAGGTCTAGACTTCCAATATTACAACTGTTTATGCAAAGGGTATAATATTTAATCAATTTTTAAAACAAAAAACAATGAAAATAATTTATGATAAGGATCTTTCTGGTAATCTAGCAGTATATATCCACTGTAAAACTGCTGGGGATTATTATGACATCAATAACAAAATGTATGTACACTCTGAATATGATACAGAATGGGATCAATTAATGGCTAGATTAGTAGAATTAAAATACTTTAACCATTATGACAAACAAGAATTAAAAAGTGCTGGTAATGTTATTATACTTCTTGAATTTATAAGCTGTTCTCAAAAAGATATGCTTATAAAAGAACTTAATGTTTATTTAGAAGGAATAAAAGACGGACATTGTATATATGAAGTTAAATTTAGAAATCTTGACAATTAAAAACAAAACAACAATGAAATATTCAAACACAAGAATGTTTATAGAATACATTCTAATTGCATTTAGTACATATCTTATTCTATCTTTGGTTATATCTATTATAGGGGGATTTAATTATAGAGAAGTATTATGCTCCACTAATCAAATCTGTGCTCTTATGTTTATTTATTGGTGGATTCCACTACCTAGAATGATAGATATGGAAAATGAAAACAACAATTTTATAACAAAAACAAAATAAAAATGAAAAAAGAATTAACTCTAGGACAAATTTTCCTAATTATGTTATTAATTATTGGTATGTGTAGCTGTAGTAGAACAAGCTGCCCTTCACATGACAGTAAATACTTCTATCATAATAGAATGTAATATGAACAGATTTATTCAATTTATTAGGCTAATTAAATACCTATTCACAAAATGACATTTAAATTCATTATACAAAAAATAAACAAACAATGAACACTATAAGACAATTAGCAATGCAATGGAGTAATAATTTACCACCAGCAAATAAAGATTATTTAATGTATATTTATTATAATATTAGTGGTAGAGATTTTTCTGATTTAACAGGTAGAGAAATAGAAAACATATTCTATAATGAGGTAATTCTAAAATGGTATGTTGATAAATTTGGTAAGATAGAATTTGATTATATTGAAGAAGAAATAGAAAACATCTACCTTAAAGAACATTCTAAAGAAGAACCTAAACAAGAAACTACTCTTGAAGATATTAAACTTGAAGTAGTTTTAGAAAGTTCACATTGTCAATTTTCTGTGGTTGAAAATAAATTAGCAACAATATACAGAAATCAAGAAAAAATATTAACAGCTATTAAACTATTAAACAATGGAAAATAAAGAAACACTTGAAGAAGCTGCTGAAAAGTATGCTGAACCATTTGACAATAGATTTTGGGTATCAGCAACATTTAAAGAAGGTGCTGAATGGCAAGCTGAAAGAATGTATAGTGAGGAAGATATGAAATCAGCATTTTTTAGTGGTGGTGATATGAGAGATATAGAAGAATTTAACTATTGGTTTAAACAATATAAAAAGAAATAAAATTATTTATAACAAACAACAAGAGAGACCCTCTTAAAACTGTATCAATGGAGAATGAATCATTCAAAGAAGTTGTATAATGGCTTAGAAGCTGTTAAAACAAGACGTAGAGCTGTTATTGAAAGACTGGACAGACAAATAGCTGCTGGCACTAAAATAGTGTCTAAAAAAGCCTCTAATGGAGTCAGACTGATTGCTGAAGAAGAATTAACAGAATCTGATGTTAAACGTATTAAAAAAGAACTATCTGTTCTTAAGGAAAGAATCTAAGGGATACCAGGCAAAAATGAGCTCTAAGTAATACCATTATATTATATATATATTTATGGTAATACTAGGGGCTCAAATTTGCCTGGTACCAAAACAGTAAAAAATCACATTAACAAACACAAATTAAATTTATTATTATGATGGAATTAGTAGCTATGTTAGCTAAAACAATGTCTTATGATCAAATTGTAGAAAAAATACAAATTGATATTGATGAGTATAAAGAAGCTAAACTTCTTGGTAAAGACTTAGAGAAAAGTCAAGATCTTTTAAAATTCACTTGTTATCTATTAATACTAAACACTATGGAAGGTGAAGCTAAAGATATTATTAAAGATATGGATAGAGTGAAGACACGTATGAGCATGTTTGAAGAAGGGACCAACAAGAACTAATTTTATAACATTAAATATTTATAGAAATGGAAATAATCCAAATACTTAATTTTTCAGAAGGATATACACAGTTTATGTCTATGGAAAGTGGTGTAGCTAAAAACATACAATTCTATAAGAATATATGTCATGCTACATTTAGTGAAGCTAACATTTTAAAAAAAGATGGATGTATTCATTATTCTTATAGCACTGTTAAAATACAAAAAACAAAGGATAGTTATTACATTAAACGTGTTGGTAAAGATGGTTTCACTATTGATGAAAAAGGTAAATTAAAAATATGGTTTAACAAGAGTGTATTCCAAATACCTTTAATTCAAGAAATATTCAAATATTTTAGATTTAATTGGTTAAATCCGTGTGTTATTCCTTATATTACTAAAACTATTCTTGAAAAAATGTTTGCTGGTAAAATAACTAATAATTTAGATGTTGTTAAACAATATCTTAAACTTATGAAAATTAAAGCCAGCCCTGCATTATTTTATAAACTGATCAATTTTAATTATTTTAGTAAACAAAATATATTACAACATATTTCTGTTGCTGAAAATGTTGATAATTTTATAAAATATGCTCTTTTTATGAGTAGTAAAAAGTATCCAGTTAGAATACCTGAAGAAGTAAAAGAAAAAGAAAGTATTATATCAGATATGATAAAGGAAGCACAGATTTTAAATAAAAAGATTAATTATAACTGGTCATTATTAAGACTGAAAACAGAACATAGTAAATGGACTAAGGAAATAATGAAAGCAGAAATGGATCTTTTAGAAGATGTGTCTGTACCAAATGCTGATATCATTGATAAATATACACCTGCAGAATTTAAACTTTTAAAAACACAGAAAGAAGTTTTTGTTGAAGGTACTATAATGAATCATTGTTTGTATACAGCATATTGGCATAGTATTAAAACTGGTAGATATTTAGCTTATCATGTAAAATATAATAATGAAGAATGTACTCTTGGTTTAACTTTAAATGTTAATAATGATAAACTAGATGTTACATATCAACAATGTTATTTAGCACATAATAAACTAATTACACCAACTATGAAGAACTTTACAACTAGTTTTGTTGAGGATTTAAACCAAAAAATTAAGACAGAAAAAATTATTATTAATCAACCTGAAACATCTGAAATGTCATGGGTATAACAAAAAATTTATTTATGGAAGAAAGAGAATTTCCCCCACATATAGAAGAACAAAATGATGGGAAAAAACTATGGATTATAGAAGACTATAGAATTTGGGCATTTAGTTATGAACAAGCTCTTGAACTTCTATCTCTTATTAAATCATTTTAAAAATGAAAACAATGAATTACATTAAAGAATTATTTTTTGGTGTAAGGGCTCAGGGACAACGTGTTTCTGAGCCTATGTTACCAAAAGAAAGACCTATGAATGATAAAGATTTTAATCAATGGTCTAAAAAGTTTAACGTTGGTGCAAGGTATGGACACAGAGGCTCATTTTATAACAATTAATCAATATGAACAAAAGAAAAATAGACTATTCTAAGTCTTATAAAAAAAAAATTGTTCAACAAATAGTATTTGATAGTTTTAAAGAAAGAGGATTTACACAATTAATTGGACTAGCAGGTCCAAATATTACAGACTATCTTTCTTTTGTTAAATCTAAAGGAATAAAACAAGCAGAAGTGTATGAAAGAGATTATATTAATCTCATCTACCAAATGCAAGATTTTAAACCACCAATCAAAACCACTGTTAAATATCAAGATATATTACATGCTGATATAAAAGAAAATGTAATATATGATCTTGATTTTTGTTGCACTATTACAAATGCAGAAGAGCATATAAAAAAGTTTAAAAAGAATGCTATTTTTACATTAGCCTTAAGAGGTATAGGATTAGTGCCTACATTGGAAAAATTTTGTGAATTAGTAAGCAAAATTAAATCTAATATACATTTAAATGTACATCAGACACCTAATTTCAAAATGCATTTAATGTATTTTGAAAAAACATCATACACTGTGTATCATTATTGTGATACTAGTGCAATGATTGTTATCAAACCAAATTTTTAAAAAATCAATTTAAATTAAAAAAACATGAGAAAAACAGTAAAATTTTATTCAGAACAAGAATCAGAACAAGTTAGAGAATTTGCAATGACAGGATTACCAGTTAAAGGACTAATTGAAGATTTTTGTAGAATAAGTGATAGATCTTTTCATTCAGTGGCATGTAGAATCTATGAGATAAGAAATAGACTTAATATTCCTAGAAATATTAAAACAGGAAAAACAATAAAAGATGTTAAAACTTCCAAAGCTGAATTAACACCTGTAAAAGATCAAAGTAAAGTGAACATAGGCATAGGAGAATTTAATATCCCAATTAAAAGTTGGGGAATTACTCAACATAAAGACGGATTTTATTTTAATGTAAAGTTCTAATAATGAATCCAAGACTTAAAAATGGATATGGAATGGTCTCTAGCTCTGTAGTTAGAGACCCTTCTATTTCATTAAGAGATAAGGGTCTTTATGCTTATTTAGCTAGTTATGCTGATACAGATAATACACTTACAGTTAGTGTAAACAAAGCAGCCTCTGAATGTAATGTAGATGTTTCTACAATAAGAAGGATTATAAGCCAGCTTAAAAAAGATGGTGTTATAATTAGAGAATCTAGAAAGACTGGAGAGTCTTATAAAACAATTTTAAATAAATAAATTAAAAAACAAAACAAAAAAACAAGTTATGGACTTAAAACAAACAAACAATTTAGACCTATCTATTAATAAAGATGATTTAATAGATATAATGATTGATAACAAGCTTACAGAGCTTGAAGCAGAACTTAATGTGGTTACAAATAAGAAAGAATCTTTAGATAAAGTAATTTCAAATAATCATAATGAAGTGGGTGAAAAACATACTAAGTATTTGTTAAAGAAATATTTACCAAAAACTATTGTTACAGATGAAGTTCCTGTTGTTAATGCTACTTATTATTCTAATGCTACATTAAAATTTAAATACTCAGAGTATGATGTTGTAATAAATAATTGTGATTGTAGAGATTTATCAGCTTTTAGTAAAACTAAAGAAAAAGAAAATGAGAAGTTAAGAGAACAAATTAAAGAATTGAATACTAAAATTGCAGAAATTAATCTTGAAATAACTAATATTCAAAAATCTCCTAAACGTTTAAAAGCTCAAATGCTTAAAAACTTCTTAGGAACTTCTAAAGATGGACAACAAGTGTTGGAATTAATTAATTCAAAAACTAAAATTACTGCTAAATCATTATTAGCTGGTAACTAGTAACATAATTACACGATTTAGGGAGCCGTTTTAGTATAAACTAGAATCTTGGAGTCAAGCAATGAACAATAGTAAAAGTATATAGCCTGCAAAACTGTTGTGTATGTTTTTTATTAAGTAATCAAGAAGACTTTAGCAGAATTATGACACAGAAAAAACGTCCCCTAAATGTGTAAATAATTAAAATAATAATTAAAAAACTAAAAAACATGAGAAAATTCAGAGTTTATGACACTTTTAATGATGGTGGTGAAACACATGATTATGATGTAACTATTGAAGACACTGATAAAGGTGATAAATACACTTTATTTAGAAGTAATGGTGGTAATTGGGCTGATGATTGTAAAGGAGAAGAAATGTTTTCTTTATTAGATACAGGTAATGGAGTTATATTTCCTAAAAATATTTATTCTAAAGACGTAGATTATCATACTTTAGCTGAGTTGTTTGTTCTGTTATCAGTTATAAACAAAACAGATCCTTTTCCTATATATGGAGGCAGGGTAGAAGAAGTTATTGAATCAACTAATTTTAATATATAACAATGGATGCATTTTCATTAGCTAAAGGACTCCACAATATTAATATGGCTCTTATGTATTTTAAAATTGTGAAAATAGATTGTGAAGGACAGGTTAAAAATAGCTTTAATGGATATATAAACAAATGTGAATATATCATTAATGATGTTAAATCTAGTTTAGGAAAAGAAATACGTGATGTATTTAATGAAGAATTAAGAGATTCTTTAGAGATATTTGATATTAATGATAAAATATTACATTTAAACTCTGATCAAAGAGTATTGATTGATAATATTTTAGATGACATTATCAAAGGAAAAGATGTAAAAATTATTGTAGAAGATTAAAATAAAAAAAATGACTAAAGAACAAATTAAAATGGTAAGGGAAGACTATTTAAGTTTTATAACAGGAACTGTACAAGAACATGGAGAAATAGGAGCAGCAATTGCTGTATTTGCTGATGTTATTGATAGTAAGGATGATAAGCCAGCTCTTATAGAAATTCCTATACCTAGTGAGTTTTTAAAAGATGATAGCACTAAAGAACATTTTGTTGAGAGAGTTCTTCCTGATCTCATCAAGGAATTTAAAAAACGTTTTGTAGCTCATTCTGTACTTTGGACTTGTGAAGCTTGGTTAAGAACAGCTCCAAAAGAAGAAATAGATAGTATAGAAAACTATAAAGATATTCCTATTAAGACTGAAGCTATTGTAATAATTATTGATTCTAAAGATGAAACAGAAGCTGTAATTTATGAAATAGTACGTCCTGCTTTATCTGTTTCTGATACTGGGGAGTTAGTAGAAAAAGAACAAAAGAACAAAGTTGAGTTAGTAGAAATGCCAGAATTATGTAGTGTTTTTAAAGACGAAGGTTTTTCTGGTAGATTTTCAAACCTTTATAAAAAGTTTACTGATTAATGAATTTAAAACATCTGTTTGGTCCTTACATAAAAAACTTAGAAAAAGAATGTGATGACTTGAAAAAAGAAGTTAGTGATATTAGAATGAAGCTTGCAGAAAAACAAGAACATATTAACACCACTAATAAATATTATAAAAAGAAGATAAAAGAACTAACTAAAAATTAGTTATAGCTCTATAATCCATGGAATATGTTGGTTTTGAATTTTATATAAATTTTTTTTATTATTTTTATTAGATAAAATTAGATAAAATGCATTACCAACTTCCTAATGGACGAGTGATAGAAATGAGTACTGAACAATATTTTGAAATGTCTGATGAAGAATTAGAATACTTAATAGCCTTTAATTATGGGGATTTAATAGAAAACCCCTGGCACGGTTCTATATTGAACAAGATAGATTTAACAGAAGATGATGTTAAAATATTCAAAGAACTCACAGATATACCTGATTTGGAAAAACTTTCAGATTTAGATATAGACTTTGAAGTTGATGATTAACATAAAAAACAAAAAAACATGAGTAAAGTTACAGTTGTAGCAGACAAAAACGGAAATGTAATTGGTATTTCCCAAAATAACCCTGATTATGGTTATATGAGAGTAGAACAACAAGCTATTCAGATTAATAATGAAGGCTGGTTGAGAAATGTAAAAAGATCTGCCCTAATAAAAGGTAGAACAGAAGATCTTTTAAGTACAGGATATGTTGAAGGAACAACTCTTCCTGGTAAAATTGTAGTGGTGGAATCATTAATTCCATTTAACACTGAAAATCCTGATAGAGATTTAAAAATAGCTGGTGATACAGGTATTATATGTCGTGTAGATGATCAACCTATTTATAGACAATCATTCTATACATCAAATCCTAATGCTGTAGATGAGTTATTAACTCATGATAATAGCACTGAAATCAAAGAAGTTTTAGCTGCACAGAAAGCAATGAGTTCTATGATGGGTAGTAAACAAGGAGAACCAGTTTTATAGAACAACAATTATAGAAATGTAAAGGGAGTCTAATAAAGGCTCCCTTTTTTTATATTCACAATTAAATAAATTTTAAAATGACAAAATTTAATGAACAGAAATCAATTTCTGCTAACTCCAATGGTATAATAGTATCTTATGGAGAAAACAACAAACACCAATTTATGAGGTATGACTTCATAAAAAAGATTCAACAAGAAGGTACTGTTAAGTATCAAAAGATTGAGGAAAATGTTTTAAAACTATCTCTAAAACAACAAGACATTTATTCTAAAGTTGTTTATGGTTTCACTGCATATTCTATACATGAAATTAATGTAATGACTGAAGAACAGAAAAGAAATGTTAAAATAACATTTACTAAAGCTCAGAGAATACTACGTAATTGGAAACAAGACATCACTTTTACAAACGTAGATAATTTTCTATTAGCATTATTTCCTAATAGTAAAATAGTAAAACACCTAACTAATGTTAAAGGACATTTAGATGAACTAGAAGATGATACATTTAGTTTTAAAGAACTGGGGCTTAAAAAGATTGACATTATTAATAAACTTTTAGAAGTTGGTTTATTACCAAAAAACTTTTATCAATTAAGATAATAATATTATTTTTACAGCCTTATGGGAATACAAGCTAAATTGAAAATATGTACAGGATGTGAAGAACCTAGTTACATATACAAGTCTGAAGGTAAGAATGGGAAGTATTGCAAAAGTTGTTGGTTTAAAAAAGAAAAGCCTAAAGCTATTGCTCCTGTTTCTAAAAAGAAAAAGGAAGAAATGGATATTTATTCTAAACTTAGAACAGCTTTTTTTGTTATTCACCCATATTGTGAAGTAAAACTTCCTGGTTGTACAGGAGAAGCTACAGATGTACATCATAAAGCTGGTAGAATAGGTGAATACTATTTAAAAACTTCTGAATGGTTAGCTGTTTGTAGGACTTGTCATAAATTTATAGAAGAAAATCCTATTATTGCAAAAGAATTAAATTTTTCAAAAAATAGATTAGGAAATATGTAGATAATGTCATATATTGTATATATAACATATCAATTATGACACTATCTACATATACTACTGAAAATATTGAATCTTTAAAAAAAACAGGTGTTTATAAAATATACCACAATTTTTTTCCAGATAAAATATATATAGGTAGTGCTGCATCTACAAATTTTAGAAATGATAATAAAGGATTTTTAGGAAGATGGAAATCACATCTTTCACAATTAAAACTAAATAAGCATCATTCAAAGTATTTACAAAGAGTTGTAAATAAATATGGTATTGATAATCTTAAATTTGAAATTTTAGAAATATGTGACTTTTTAGAATGTTTAACTAAAGAACAATTTTATATTGATTTATATAATCCTGTATATAACAGTTGCAAAATTGCAAAAAGCTGTTTAGGAATAAAACGTCATAATTTATATAAAAATGTACATCAATATAATATGTTTGGAGTTTATATTAAATCTTATGATAATATTACAAATGCAGAAATTGAAACAAAAATAGATAGAGCATCTATATCAAAAGCTGCAAAAGGTACTAGACCTAGTGCTGGAGGTTTTATGTGGAGTTTTGATATTACAAAACCTCCTATACCGTTAAGAGTAATTGAACAATATAATTTAAATAATGAACTTATTAATAGATATACATCTTTAGAAGAAGTAAAAAAGACATTAAACATTAAAAGTAGTACTGCTATAAGAAATTGTTTTATTGGTAAACAAAAACAAGCATATGGTTTTAAATGGATTGATGTTATAAACAATTGGACATTTAGTTCATGATGAACTATCTTCAGAAGAAGCTGTATCATTAGGACTTAAACTTATAGATAGTTAATTTTTTTTGTATTAAATTGCGTCCCTGTATTTCTATACTGGGGACTTTTATTTTTAACAACTAAATAAATCAAATATGAAGATTTGTAAATTTATAGACAAGATAGGGGATTGGATTAATAACCATCCTTTTGAGATAATTTCAATAATTATAGTATTAATCATAATTTTAAAATAATTATTATGTGTACAGCAATATGTATTAGTGATAAAAACCGTCCTAAAGAAATACCACAAAATAAATGGTTAAAAGAAGGACAGGAGTATGAGATTATATTTACAACATTATGTAAACCCCAAAATGAAGTGGGAGTGCATCTTGCTGAAATAGATTTAGATGAGTCTTGTGCACCCTATGAGTTTTTTTTATTAAACAGATTTGCTTTTACAGAAGAAAATTTAAAACTATTACAAGAGCTAATAAAAAACTGCAATGACACTGATTTCTCAATTACAGAATTATTGGAACAAACTGTTCTCCAGGAGGTATAAAGTAGGAGATAAAGTAGAATTTATATACAAAGTAAATAATATTCCTAATAAAATGACAGGAGTTATTTATGAGATAAATGAAAGATCTATGTTTCCATATTGTATAAAACTTTGCAATTCTTTTAGTTATAATGGTTGGCAAGTTAGTTATATAAACATAGATAAAAAACACATATTATGCAAAACTTAAAAAATAAGTATATAGAAATTTCTTCAGAGGAAGAAATGCAGAAAGCCTCTAATTGGCTTACATTATTAGGATATAAAAATGAATATTCAAATCCACAAATAAATAAAGAGACTTTTGTATATTTATTTATAGGAATAGGTAAAAATTTTCATTTTAATGATACTTCTGAAAAAAGTTCTCATTGGAAACCATTCTCTCTATTATATGAGGAAGGAATGCCTTGGGATAAGGAAGAAGATTTATTATCTAAAGCTAAAAGACTCTATCCTATAGGTACACAATATAAATGTGCTACTGGAGGTTATGAGGTATATACAGTGGAAAGTATGGATTGGGCTCCTTCTCCAGCCGATACTGTGTATGGAGAAGATGGTAAAGGATGTATATATAAACATGGTAAATGGGCAGAGATTGTAGATGAAATTAAACTTATAGAGAAATGGAGTGCTAGTACTTATGTAGTTTTCTTTAACAATTCAACTCTTCATGGAGTTAAATTAGGCACTATAGATAAAATTAAATATAATTTAGATAGCTCTAAAGATTCTTTCTTTGTGGATTATGGATGTTGTTCTAGAAGTAGATTAGATGTAGATGTTAAATGGTTTGCTACATTAGAAGAAGCAAAGAAGTTTGCAGCTACAATTAAACAATCTGTAGAAAAGAAAGAATTTATTCCTGATGATAATCTTTCTAGTTATATAGGTAGATATTTAGAAGCTTTAGTAGATCTTCCAAATGGAGGAAAAGTTAAAAAAGGAGAATATGGTTTAATTATAAATCATTCCCAAGCAAACTTTCCTTCTCATGTAGGTTATTGTTGTTCTGAAGCTTTAAAAAAGAATAATTTAAATATAAGATATAGACTTATGCCTGAAGGATTTACACCACTTGTTAAAGAAGAAGAATGGAAACCACAAGTAGGAGATTGGGTAGTTACAGATAATTTATCTAATGGAAGGGGTGGAATGTATTATGGAAATTTAGGACAAGTGTGGCAAATAGGAAGTATTAATGATGATTGGTATAAACCTATTGAAAGTATGAAATTTACAGGAGGTTCTTTAAAGTTACACAATTTAAGAAAAGTTATTCTAGCAGAAATAAATTCTGTAAGTTATATAGGTAAAAAAGAAGAACTATTAGAACAAGCTAAGAAGAAATATCCTGTAGGAACAAGATATAAATCTGCTAGCTATAGTGAAACAGAATATGTTGTTGAGAAACAGACATTTGAATACACTAGTGATGGTGATATACATGGTGAAGATGGTAAAGGTATTTTATATAGAAAGGGTAAGTGGGCAGAGATTATAGAACCACCTAAAGCAGAGGTTCTTACATCAAATCAAACCACTTATCAACCAATAGTAACATCCTATTCATATAATGGGGTTAAAGCAACATTAGAAAACATGTATCCAGATTTTAAATCAACAGAAACACATCAATCAATCAATATAGCAGGTAAACAATTCTCACCTATTAAAGCAGAATTAATCAAAGTAAAACAATTAAAAATTAATTAAAAAAAACAATTAACATGGTAAATTTAACTATTACACAAAGAGTATTAGCATTTTTAGGATTAACAGCTGAAGACCGTATAAATGGGTTTTATTTAAAGCAGCAATCTCAGTTGAACAAAGACATCAAGAATTTAAATAAAAATCTTGATACAATATCTGACAACCATGAAGAAGCATTAGAAGATTTACAGGAAAAATTAGATGATGCTAAGATTAGAGTGGAAGAAGCTTATCAAGGAGTAACACCTGAAGATGTAGCTACAAATGAGAAAGCAGCTAGTTTTGCTGATAAGTATTGGTATACTGTAGAACAAGCTGAATATGTTGTAGCTAGTATAGAAAAACAAATAGAAAAAGCTAAAGAACAATATACAGCTACTATAGAGTCTGTTCAAAAACAAATTACTGAAAGACAAAGAAGACTTGCTAAATTAGCATAATTTTTTAATTGATGTGTGTAAAGGGAGTGTATGAAATACTACACTCCTTTTTTATAAATTTATTTTATGAGTAAACAACAAACAGCAGTAGAATGGTTAATAGAACAATATGTTAATGAAAATTATGGCAACGAAGTAGGAGAACAAGCTAAAGAAATGGAAAAGCAGCAGATAATTGATGCTTATGATAGAGCCAAGTTTTATGACTATTTGATTGGATATGGTAAAAAATATTATAATGAAACTTTTAATAAACAAAAATGAATAAACTAACAAAATGAGTTATATAAAATGCACGTCTTGTAAAAAACAAGTATTTAAGGACTATTCAAATCCCAATATACATTATTCATCAAAAGAAAATGATACTAAGAATTTTAAGTGTAGCTGGTGTGAAAATTATGAATCTTTAAAAGTAGGGGATTGGTATCAAAATGAAAAAGGTGAGTATCATCAAAAGAAAAAAAGTAAACAATGAATAAACTATTACTAGCAATATTAGTTTGGGAAACAACTAAATACTTTGCAAAAAAGATTTGGTATTATTTACATAATAAATTTTAAAACTGAAACAATTATGATACAACCTAAAATACAAGAAGTATATATAGAATTTACAGACTCAGTATTTAATGAAGAATACGATGGATTTACATTATGTAATTCTAATGGAAAATATATTCAAGATTTAGTTGAAATGAATTGCTATTGTTTCACACCAGAAGAATTTGAAACATTTAAAAGAGAATTTGGTAAAGGGTTATTAGAGAAAGCAGCAGATTCAGCTTATATTGATAATAATCATCAACAAGGAGATTATTGGGATTCAGATGATTTTGAAGTAAACAAAGAATCAATTACTGAAGTATTAGATGATTATTTACTAAATAATAAAATATAGAATTATGAAAATAACAGCAACATTATTTGAAAAGACATATCGTGGAGAGAGAGTTTCTATACCTATTTCTGATTTACCTCCAGAGTTATTAACACCTGAGAATAATATAATGATAAATGTTGAAAGAGGAGAATTTGGTAATAGTGGTTGGGATGAAGGAGAAACTTCTGTAGTTATAACTCATTATAGAGAACAAACAGAAGAAGAGAAGAAACAATTTAAACTTCATTTGGAAGCATTAAAAGCTAAACGTACAGAAGAAAGATATACAGAGTATCTAAAACTTAAAAAAGAATTTGAAACAAATTAATTATTTATGACAGTAGAACAATTTAACGAAAAATATAAAGACTATTTAGAGAAAGGTCATTATGGATTATCCGTTGATGGTGATGAATTTATTGAGTGGTTAGACGGACAATTTGAAAAGTTTATTACATATCCAGGATTTAAGTTTACACAAATAAAAGAAAAATTTGGAATGGGTAGATTTTATTGTGATGGATTACCAGGTGAATTAATTGATGAAGTGGAAGATAAAATAAGTAAATTATGAAAATTAGAATAAACAATCTTGAATTTAAAAGATACACATCTACTAAAAAAGATAAACCATTATATGAAATAGTAAAATGGTATACAAATATTTATTTTGGTAAAGAAGAAGAATACAGAAAAGATGGGTATGTAGATAGTTTTGGTGATAATTTTTTACAGAAAGGAGAAAGTAGTATTTCAAAGGGTTCTTTTATCTTACCAGAAACTTGTATTGTTATTGCTTTTATAGAAAAGGGCAGTGAAGACTGGGAATTAAGAAGTGTTGGAGAAAGACTATTAGAACTAACACCTGAAGAATGGGAAGACTTTCATCAAGTGTATACAATAGGACAATCTAAACTGAATAAAAGTATTTAAAAATAGTGAACCCAGATGTTTTCATTTTACCTTGTACCCTTGCCTCATGGTTGGTTTAGACATAGTTCATCTGCATATATTGAAACTATCAACTGGGTTTTTTGAATCTAAATATAAGGTGATCAGGGGGGTCTAGCTGTACCAGAACAGCTATTTTTTTAAACATTTTAAAATGAACAAAAAAGATATTGATATAGATATAGTAAAACAATTTGTAGATAATGATACTTTAGTTAAAATGGCAACTCTTCAAGCAGAAAAAAAAGCTAAAGAGTTTAAGTATCTATTAAATGTTATTAAAGATAAAAAATATCATGATAAGTTATACGGTCAGTTAAAAGGTACTATTGGATATGATGGTAAAACTAAACTTTGGGTTAACCAATATATAGGTAGAATAAACAAAGATACAGTTGTAGATAAATCTGCAATATGTTTAAAGTATTCTTCTATTATGAGAAATAAAGCTAAAGATGCTATATTAAAAGAACTTTTAAAATGAATAAGAGAGAACAAATTCAAGCTGATGCTTTAAAAATAGCATTAGATAATAGAAGATCAAGTGCTGCAGTTAGCATGGGGGTTGGTAAAACTCTTATAGGACTAAAGTATATTGATCATTTACAGAAAGCAAATATGAATAAGCTTAATGTGTTAGTAGTAGCACCTAAACTTAGTATATTTAAATCTTGGAAGGATGATGCTTTGAAGTTTAACATGGATATACTAGGATTAGAGTTTACAACCTATCTCTCTTTAAATAAGTTTGATCCAAATAAATATGATGTTCTTGTTCTAGATGAAGCCCACTCTTTATTAAATTCACATATAGGATTTTTAGGTCACTACAATGGTAGAATACTAGGACTCACTGGTACACCCCCAAGATATGCTGATTCTGAAAAAGGACTAATGATGAATACATTTTGTCCTGTAAAGTTTAAATACATCACTGATGATGCTGTAGATGATGACATTCTTAATGATTATAGAATTATAGTGCACAAGATGAGGCTTTCTAGTAGTAATACTATAAAGGTGACTCTTAAAAGTAATAAAGAATTTTATACATCAGAAACTAAAAACTATAATTATTGGACAGAAAGAGTGTATGAAGCTAATGGACCTAAACAAAAACAGATAGCTTCTATAATGAGAATGAAAGCTTTAATGGATTTTCAAACCAAAGAGAATTATGCTAATAAGTTATTTAAGGATATGGATCAGAAATGTATTCTATTCTGTAATACACAAGCCCAGGCTGATAGAATGTGTACTCATTCAGTTCATTCTAACAATGTAGATTCTGATGAAAATTTAGAATTATTTAAAGAAGGAATGATTGAAAGACTATCTTGTGTCAATCAACTTAATGAAGGAGTTAATATACCAGAACTAAGAAGTGCTATTATTATGCATTCTTTTGGTAATGAACGTAAAGCCCAACAAAAGCTGGGTAGATTGTTAAGACTTAACCCAACAGAAATAGCTACAGCTCATATACTATGTTATAAAGACACTGTAGATGAACAATGGGTTAATGAAGCTTTAAAAGATTTGGATGAAAATAAAATTAAATATTTTGACGTAGATGACTCAACATTTAAACGGAAAGTATAGAAAAGTAAATGGAATACTAGAACCTACTAGTTTAGGAATGAAGAAACAATATGAATTGTTTGTTTCTAGTTTAAAAGATGGAGCCATTATAGAATTCTTCTATGAAGAACAACATGATGATGGAACACTTCCACAATTAGCTAAGATACATGTTATGATTAAACATCTATCTATGCATATAGGAGAATCAGTAGAAAATATGAAGTTGTTAGTTAAAGACAGAGCTGGGCTTTGTATAGCTAGAGAAGTATCTGGTAAAGAATACTTTCTAGCTAAAAGTTTTGCAGATTGTTCTAGAGAAGAACTAGCTTTAGCTATACAAGCAGCTACAGAAATAGGAGAACAAGTTGGTTTCATCTTTTAATATTAATACTGTGACAGAACAAGTAAATCTTGAAGAAATAAAAATCAAACTTATAGAAAAGCTTAAACCATCTGGTTGGGCTGTTAAATTAAAAGGATTTGTACAAAGCTCAGACTTTGACAAAGTGTTAGAAACATTACATAATCTAAGAGAAGATGGTAAAAGATTCACTCCTCCTCTTAAACTTGTATTTAGAGCATTTGAAGAATGTCCTGTAGATAAATTAAAGATTGTAATGATAGGGATGGATCCATATCCATATTTATCAGTGGCTGATGGGATTGCATTTAGTTGTAGTTTGACAGACAAGGTACAACCAAGTCTAAAGAACATATTTGCTTCTATAAACAGTACAGTGTACCCAGATCAAAGTGTAGAACATGACCCAGATCTTAAAAGATGGTCTAACCAAGGAGTGTTATTATTAAACTCAGCTTTAACATGTCAAGTGGATAAAATAGGAAGTCATTTCAATGTATGGAAAGACTTTATAGCTTACACATTAGATACACTAAATTACACTAACAGTGGACTTGTGTTTGTTCTAATGGGTAAACAAGCCCAAGATTTAGAATCATTAATTAATGAGGAAAAACATCACATAATTAAAGTGAGCCATCCAGCTTCTGCAGCTTATACTAAAACTATATGGGATTGTCAAGACTTATTTAATAAATGTAATTCTATTATAGAAGGACAGAATGGAAAAGACTTTAAAATAGTATGGTAGTATGGAACATTTAGAATTTAACAAAGAAAAATTTATAGATTTTAAGAAAGAATATAAAAAGGCTGTAGATAATGAAGAGCCGTCTTTTATATTCCAAAATAAAGAAATAGTAACAGGATATGCAAAATATCTTATTGAGTATTTAGAAACACAAATTAATTAATTAAAAAACACAACAAAATGGCAATCAACAAAGTAGACTTAACAGTTAGTCAATTATTAAATGACCTTAATGAAGGGTATACATGGCTTAAGAAAGATGATTTAGGGTATGGTAGTATAGAAATGAAGTATGGTGCTAATCCAGTGCAGATAGCAACAATTAGAAAACACCCAGCTCTTAAAGATGCTGAAACAACTTTAACTGTGTTTAATATTATAGATGATACAGCTAAACAAGATGTAAAAGTAACTCCTAAAGTTAATAAAACAATAGAGAGAATAGAAAAAGTAGAAGAACAACAGCCTGAATTAGTTGTAGAAACATCTAATGCTGTAGATCTTTTCTCAAACCTTTAATAAATATGATGAGTACTAATAATACAAAATATGTTAGACCATCTAACTTAGTATATAAATTTAATGTAGGAGATAAAGTGAAAGTGATCTATCCTGGTTCAGGATGTGGAGATTATGATATAGGAAAAGAAGTTAGAATAGTAAGAAAAGGTAAATATGCAGATGATCCTGCTTATGAAGTGTCTCCAGCTATAGGAAATAGTAAAACAGGAAGTTTTGATAAAATGATAGGAGAGAAGGCTTTTGTACTAGTAGAATCAGTACAAGATTTACTTGATAGAACAAAAAATTTAAATTTAAACACACACACAAAGTCAATTAAAATGGCAAAAATTAGAACAAAATCAATTACAAAGAAAGTTACTCAAGAAGTAAGAACAATTGAAACATCCTTAATTAATAAGGAAGAAGTATTTAAAATGTTAGCATTAGCAGAAGCTACAGGGCTTCCATGTTTATTAATTGGTGAACCAGGTACAGGTAAAACCAAAACTGTTATAGATTATGCTAAAGCATGGTTGAATAAAGATGGTAATATGACAGCAGAAGACTTTATGAGTAAAATCTATATTCTAGAAACTGATGAAGGTACTAAATCAAGTGAGGTGAAGGGTATTCCTGATCTTCAAGAGTTGTTTACAAATAACAACTATAAACTTAACACCCCAATTGCTGAAGCAGAAATTGTAATCATCAATGAGGTGGATAAAGCTAGTAGTGGTATCAGAAATGCTATGTTGGGTGTGATGAATGAGAAGTTCTTATTTAATGGTAAACATAAAATACCTTGTAAATGGAAGTTATTTATTGCTACATGTAATGAAATACCTAAAGATGAACAAGATAGTCCATTCTGGGATAGATTTATGTTAAAGACTAATGTAAATAGAGTATCTGCAGGTGATATTAGTAAGTATTATTCTAAAGGAGATAGAAACTACAGAGAAAGTTTTAAAATGGGTATTCCAAATAAAGCTGAACTAGACACTGTAGATGTACCAGTTAAGAAATTAGATAAATATCTAGAAGTGGGTTATCAACACAGTAGTGATAGAACTTTGACTTTTGTACCTAAATTAGCAAAAGCTGTTAGTTATATCTGGGATATTAGTATTGATAAAGCTCTTGTAAAAACTGCTCAAATTATGATTGGTCAATCTGCAGGTAGTGAATTACAAAATAAACTAATGTCTGCTGAGGTTAAAGCTGTTATGAGTAAGGTGGAAATGCTTCAATCATTTACAACTAATGAACAACTAGAACAAGCTGTAGTTGAAATTGAGAGCTTAATTAATGTTTATGCTACTAGAGATTCTATTGATGAAGATCAAGTACAAGAAATAGAAAGGTCTATGCATTATATTTTAAGTAATCATTCTGCACGTAAAGATGATTATCAAACAGCTGAAGCATTTGATAGTATGCTAGAAGGAGAAGAAGAAACTACTAAAATCCCTTTTTAGGTAAAGGTCTTTGGCAAACAATGACAGAACAGGGGAATACAATAACTTATTCCCCTCTTTCTTATTCTTATACAGCTAATGATCTTAAACACTTATTAAATAATATTTATGGCAGCAGGTAGACAATATAAGAATGCATATACCATTCTTGAAAAAGTAAAGAAAGGAGAGATAGACTCCTATTATAGAAATGAAGATAGTTTATTTAGTAAAATAAATTTCTACAAAAAACCAGATCTTATAAATCCACATCTTCATTATATTGATGAAAGTAGACTTAAACGTATTGTAAGTGATCATATGGTTGACCAAAAAATAGTTACTAATATATATGAAAGTTTTCACAAAGGAGTTGAGAATAAAAAATTACCTACAGATAAACAACCTGGGTTTGGTAGTTTTTATGAAAAGTTTCAAGAAAACTATACTAAGTTTCCAAAGCATTTGAGTAATGATATATTTAAAATGTATTATAATCAAATGGAGAAACTTAATTTTGAAGATAGAGATGATACAAACACCACTAAGTTTAAAATCTTAGAAAAAGCTAATAATCCTGTTGGTAAGATAATGAGTGAGAACAGTAGTTTGAAGTCAGCTATTTTTACTAGAAATGTAGTTTCTTATTTTGTTGGAAGAATGACTATAATGGATTTTATAGAACCTGAAACTTCTGAAGATTTTAAAAATGATATAAATGGAGATGGAGATTCAGGTGGAGGGGATGGTCTTCTAGATAAAATGATGAATAGTAAACAAGCTAATAATGACTTTGATAAAACTATTCAAGATGCTCAAGACTTATGTAACAAAATGGATGGAGCTATGGATGAAGAAACCCAGCAGCAAATGTTTGATAATATTCTTAAAGGAGGAAATCAAGCTGGTAAAATAAGTCCTGAATATCTTAATAAAATGATAGCTAAGCTTGAAAACATCACTCTTTCTATGGATAGTGTTAAAAATCAAATTAAAAAACTTGTAGATAAATCTGTAAGTTATTTTAGTGCTAAGAAAATAACCATCTATGAAGATTTGTTTAATAGTGATAATATAGCAGGACTAGATGAGTTTGAGTTATTACATCCTAAGATTAGAAAAATATTTGCTGAGGATTTACAGATTAAGAGTACTAAAAGTATTGGTAAAATAGATATTTATATTGATATTTCTGGTAGTATGAGTAGTAGATCTGGAACTATAAATAAAGATGGTAATCCTATAAACAAACTAGAGTTTTGTAAAGCATTTGCTGCTAAGCTTAAACAAATGGATATGTTGAATAACATTTATACTTTTAATACTAAAGTTAATAAGATTAAAAATAATATGTTATCCATATCTATGATAGATGATGATGGAGGCACTGATATTGATACTGTAATTAAGAGTATAGAAGCTAATAATGAAAATGCTTTAGTATTAACTGATGCTGAAGACCGTTGTAATTTATATTCAGATAAAGCATATTTTATTGGTGTACAGGGTGCTAGATTTAGTTATTTTAAAGATGATGTTATTAAAGAATATTCTCAAAAAGACCAAGTTATAGTATTTGATGGTACTAAAATAAGTAAGGTGGATACTGAAGGTGAAATAGTTAAGGAAAACAAGTAGAAAAAGTAAAGACCCTATAAACAATAGGGTCTTTTTTTCTTTTATCCTGTAGCAGAGAGGGTTATTCTACAAGAGTGGTTGTATATAGAGGGTTATTTTCCTTGTCCTTTGTAAGGTTTAGGTCTTGAGTTATGTTTGTTATAAGATTTTTTAGCAGACCCACCTTTACGTCTACCAAAGTTTACTTTTGTTGATACAGAATTAGAACCTTTTGCCATTAGCTTATATATTTACGTATTGAGTATTAGTTATAAAGTCTTTATTTTGATATTTAGCATATAGCTGTTTCCAAGACAGTCCAAATGTTTTCTCAAAATGTGGTGTGTCTATAATAGTTTTCCAATCACCACCCCATGTATATCCAGCTTCTTTAAATATTTTTATCACTTTAAAGAAATTAGGACCTGTCTTCCATGATTTTGAGTCATCATATTTATATGTTCCATCTGGTTGTTTAAATAACCAGCAGATGTCTATAGCCAGTCCATAATTGTGTAAAGAACTTCCTCCTTTAGCATTTGTTACAATGCTTCCTGGTTTAGTTCTTCCTTGAGCATACAAATCATTTTGTTCTTCTATGGTTCTTAATCCTTGTACCACTCTGATAGCTAAATTATCTTCTACAGCAGACTCAGCTTTATCAATAAGCTGTTTCACTTCTTCTCTGATTTTAGGGTGAAGATGTGATATTCTTTCTTCTGATATTTTATCTTTCATGTGTTACAGTTTTATTTTCCAGAAAGTAGATACACCATAGTTAACTATTCCATTAGGAGAAATACCAGCCTGTACACCAAATATTTGTTCTTTCTTATTCTTTAATAGGAAAGAAGTTGTAAATTGGTTAAGCTGTTGTTTATTACCTTGTATTCCTATTCCCCAGAACACTTGTGTTTTAGGAGGAGGAATTATTGTAATAGTTTCTTTTATAATTGGATATTTAAATTTATAATTAATCTGTCTAGCTCTAACTAAATTAGAACTAACAGTGTCAGTAATCTTTATATATCCTATAGAATCTATTCTAAGAGAATCTTTTTGTATATTGGTTGCTAGAAACTTAGCCACTAATGCTTGATATTGTAACACTAGTTTATTATAATTAGTGTCAGCAATATACTCTTTAGTGTAATGATCTACAGGAAAAGGTATAGACTCTACAATTTGTGGTTTAGATGTTGTAGTGGACTCTTTCTTAATCCATACAGTGTCTCTAACAGTTGTAATACTAGGAGCTATAGTGTTTTTTCCTCCACATTTTTGTAGAAAAAGAATAACTATTAATACAATTATAACTATGTCTGTAATTCTAAGCTGTTGTTTCATTTGTAAAGAAGTTTGATGTAAATTTAGCTATTGCTGCAATTATCATTACACCTGTAGCTAGTTTAGTGTGTTCACTAAATGCTGCAAATGATGCTATTGTAACAGAAGCTGCTAAAATACTATCAGCTATTTTTCTAATAAATTTAGGAGTTGGAGCCCAATACGAGCTGGATGTAATATTAAATTTCATATATTATTGATTTTTAAACTAATGTTACTGCTCTCCATACACCATTAATAGAAACAAGAATGATATAACTAGTAGCAGGTATGACAGTCAATGGATCAGTATTTCCATATTGTAATGGTTGATTAATTTCACTAACAACTTGACTACTTACAGTATCTGTATTAATAACAGTTATTGTTTGTCCATTGCAAAGAGCTGGATCAGGAAAAATAATAGGAAAAGCTATACTATTAGCTGCAATAATTTCATAAATACCTCTACCAGGCATAGTATATGAAGTAACAGAACTATTTAATGAAATATTTGAATAAGTGGGTTGTTTCTGAAGAGCAAGTATTTTAACTTTCTTTAGAAGATATTGCAAACTTTGAAATATTCCTTGAGGATATTGTGCCATTATATTAAGTTTATAAGGTTGTGTTATTAATTGTTTTAGTTATTAGTAATGATTGTTCATCAGGTTTAACAGCTACTATTTTAGTAAACAATGGACTGTTATCTTTAACAGGCTCTTCTGGAATGTTATTAGTATTTTTAACAATTACAGGTTGTTTATATATAACAGTTTCAAGTCTGTCCACTCTCCTTTGTAAATTTTCAACATTAGTTTTATTTACAATGCTAGTTGAAGTATTGAGAGCAACACTTGTCTTAATTGTTTGAAGATCAGTCCATATCATTAGCCCTAGTATACTAACCAATGATGGAAATAACCAAATTTTAACTTTGTCAGCTGAGGGTAGAGCCATTATTAAATAGATTAAAAAATTTTTACAAAATATATATAGTATATAACAAAAGAACATAAATTTGCTGCCCTTTTATATATAATATAATATACGAATATTACATGACTTTTTAAAAAATAATAAATTAATGAATACAAAGAAATATGCCATCTCATTAGAAGGTAAGCTTATAGAAGAATTTAAAAGAAAATTCTTTGATAAATTAGGGTATGAACCTGTTGTCCATGCTGGTTCTAGATTGAAGACAGAAGATGGTAAAGATGTAGCAACAATATCATTAGGTGAACTAAAAGATTGTTTTACTCCATTTCTACCTCTTCTTAGGGGAGTACCTGCAGAACTTGATAATAGATCAAGAAAGAAAGACTTAGTAGAACTAAGGGTGATATTTTCATTTATTGCTAGAAGTATGGGATATACTTTAGAAGATATTGGAGATGTGTTAGGTAAAAAAGATCACACCACTGTTATACATTCTATAACATGTTTTAAAAACTGGGTAGCTGTTGATCCTATTTTTAGAGATAAATTTAATATAATCCTTAATTACATAGTAGTTATACAAAACAAACAAAATGAGTCATCAACATTGGAACACACTGATCAAATGGAACATCAGTCCTAATCAAATCTATTTATTAGATTGTTACCGTAGTAAGATTAAACCTTCTAAAATAATTAATGAAGAAGGTGAACGTTTAGTATGTCAAGCAAAAGATTTATTGGATGGAAATAATAATCTAACTAATAAAGCAAGTATAATATTAGATGAGTATGAAACTTTTCTTGTAAAAGCTAAGAAAGTGGTGGCTAGTCAAGTACTAGGGGAAGATATGAATGAACGTATTAAAGAATACAGAGAAATATTTCCTCCTAAAAGACTTCCATCTGGACAATTAGCTAGACAAAGTGTTCAAGAATTGAAAGACAAGTTTGTATGGTTCTTTAAAACATACCCAGAATATGACTGGGATTTAGTATTAGATGCTACAGACTATTATAATGAAATCTTTAGTAAAAAAGATTATGCATATATGGCTACCAGTAGTAATTTTATTAAAAAAACAGAAATAACTAAAGAGGTGTCTTCAAAACTTGCTGATTATTGTCAGCAAATAATAGATGACCCTAAAATTTTAAATCAATAAACACATGACTAGAAAAGAAAAGATGATTCACAGTTTAATAATATCATGTTTGTTTAGTTTATTAAGTTGGTTTACAATAGATAGATTTATAATAAAAGTATCATTTTGGCAATACTTTTTTATTGAATTTATTTTGATTTTATCACTTAAATTATTTAACTTTACAAAGCAAAGATTAAACCTAAATTTATAATGAATTTACTAAATACACCTATTAAAGATAGACCTTTTGGTATAAGGAGTTATGTAGAAATTCTTGAAGAAGGTTTAAATTACATTGAGGATAGAAGACTAGGTAAGATTAAATCTTTAACATTACCGTGGGATGGATTAAATAATGCAGGTGTAGCTGGTTTAGAATGGGGATCAATGATAACTATAGGTGCTAGACCTGGTTGTTTATCTGGAGATACTGTTCTTGATATTTATAGACACTACAATAAAAAAAATCATAGAAATGGATCTAGAAAATACACATTAAAAGAATTATACTATAAATTTAACGGCTTACTTGTACCAAGAAATTCCAAAAATGATAAAAGAAATGGTAATTATTGGGATTTAACAGTGCCTTCAAAACTTTATAGTTATAATAAGAATGAACAGTATTTAGATTTAAATAATATTGTTAATGTTATAGAATCAGGTATAAAAGAAACTTTTACTGTTATAACAGAATCAGGAAAACAATTAAGAGCAACAAAAGATCATAGATTTTTAATATCTGAAAATGATGAATATCTTGAATTAGAAAATTTAAACATTGGGGATTATGTATATTGTAGAACTGACAAACATATAAATAAAGGAAGAAAACCAAGACCTTATAGATTTGAATATACTACAAAAATGCCATATTATCCATCAGCTAAAGAAAAAAAAGTTAAATGTAATAATATTGAATATACACATCATAGAATTAAAAAGACTAGAGCTGTTTATGATGCTGCTTTAAACAATGTTACATTAGATGTATTTTTAGAAAATGTAAAAACTAATCCTAATCATAATTATAAGTTTTCAGATCTTAATATGGACATTCATCATATAGATGAAAACCATCAAAATGATGTTCCTGAAAACTTAATTTTGCTTAGTAAAGAAGAACATGCTAGATTACATTCATCGGTTACTTATATAGATAGAATTAACAGAAAGAAAATTGTTAAAGAAAAAATCATATCAATTGTAAGTTTTGGAAAAGAAATGACTTATGATATAGAAATGACCAGTCCTTATAATAATTTTGTTGCTAATGAATTTGTTGTTCATAATTCAGGTAAGACAATGTTTGTATCTCAAATACTAAGAGAATCTAAAATGCTTAATCCAACACAAAATTTTAATATTTTAGAATTTCAATTTGAGATGGGAGCTAGACAAACTGCAGCTAGAGATTTTGCTTCCCAGGTTAGTTTAGATTATAATCAAGTACTTAGTACTCATAAACAATTAGATGAGTTTTCTGTAAAACTTATGAGACAATATATTGCAGACACTAAAGTGTTTCAAGGTTTTGGTAACTATAGAGTTCAGATTAATGACCCTCTTACAGTTACTAATATGGAACAAGCCATATATAAAACTTATGAAGGACTTGGTGGTAAGCCTCTTATTGTATCTATAGATCATAGCTTCTTAGTAAAAAAAGATAGAGATGAGAAAGAAAAACTTAACACTTTATATAACACTGTAGAAATGTTAATGAAGGTGAAGAATAAACTACCAATAGTGGTATTTATGATTTCACAATTAAACAGAAGTATTGATGACCCATTAAGAAAAATGCCTGGTACAGTGGGTAACTACCCTACTAGTGCAGATATATTTGGTGGTGATGCTTTACAACAGGGTTCTGATATGGTGTTAGTTCTTACAAGACCTTTTAAAGCTGATATAGAAATATATGGTAGAAAAGAGTATGTTTGCAAAACTGATGATATTTTTGGTCACATTCTTAAAGCTAGAAATAGTGCTGATGATACTAACTTATTGTTTCTTAAAGCAGAGTTTTCTAAACAAAGAATGATAGAAATTCCTGAACCTGTTTCTAATAACCCAACAGGAGCTCCACCAAAAAGAAGAACAGCTCAAAAATATAATAATTCACAAACCCCATAATTCACAATTTAAAAAACACAGAGTATGTCAATCATGCACAGTATGTCTGAAGAAGACAAAACAAAGTACAAGTTCCAAAAGACAAAAGAAATGAGAGATTTTAACAAAGATCTCATTAATGATTTAGGAATTTCAATTTATGAGTTCAACATGAAAACACAGTTTTATGATGAACAAGGTAGACTGGTGGTAGGAATCTTTCCATCAGAGTTTAAAAAACCAAAAGGATTTTTCTTTGAGCTTATAGACTCAAACTTAAATCCAATAGATTCAGAAAGAAAAGTTTATAGAATTCCTCCTACAGAAGGATTTGAGGATGAATATGAACTTACAGCCAAAGGTTCTTTTTTAGTTCCTATTGAAGAATTGAAGACAGTACACAGAAGTTCTGTTGCAATTAGTAAGTTGTCTGCTTTTACAGGTACAGAGAAGCCTGTATTTAAAGTGACAGAGAAAGCTCAAGAAATTCAAAAGTCAATTCCTAAAGCTCCTGCTCTTATGGAGGATGCTTTATATAGTGAAATGACTATTAGAGATTTTTATGCTATCAAAACAGGTAAACCAGTTAGTACAAGACAATGGTTGAATGAATTAGTAAGAAACACAAAATAAACAAAACACATATGGCTGCAACAAGAGTGCTGATTCTAGCTGAATCAGGTGGTGGTAAATCCACTAGTATAGAAACTTTAGACCCTAAAGAAACATTTATTATAAATGTAGCAAGTAAAGGATTACCATTTGCTAAATGGAAGTCAAAGTATAAAGAATGGAGTAAAGAAAACCCTACAGGTAATCTTTATCAAAATTCTAGTGCTCCTTCTATTATAGCTTGTATGGAGTATGTTAATTCAAAAAGACCAGAAATAAAAACTCTCATTATAGATGATTTATTTTATATGTCAGCTTTTGAATTATTTGACAAAGCAAATGAAACAGGGTATGCTAAGTTTACTAGTATTGCAATTTCTTTAAAGAAGGTGGCAACACTTCCTCAAACATTTAGAGAGGATCTATCTGTATTTTATCTAACTCATCCAGAAGAGTCTACAGACATTGAAGGACGTAGAATCATTAAAACAAAAATGACAGGTAAAATGGTGGAGCAACAATTAAATTTTGAAGGACTTTTTGAAACTGTTCTTTATGCAAGACCTAGAAAGAGTAAGGAAACTAAAGAAATGGAATATGGTTTTGAAACAAAAACAGATGGTACAACTCCTACTAAAACTCCAAAAGGAATGTTTACAGAGAGCTTTATACCAAATGATTTATTGTATGTAAAATCTGCAATCCATAAGTATGAAAATTAATAATTTATTTTAAACAAAACAAAAACAAAACAACATGTTTAGTACAGCAGGACAAGAAGTAAAAGGTGGAGGATTAGGAAAATCTTTTAACCCAGGAGTAGTTTATGCACACATCTATAGTGCAACAGTTAGAACATCTCAGTCAGGTAAGAAGTCTTTAGAGATAACTCTTGAGGGACCATCTATTCCTAACTTTGAAGGATGGGCTATTGATAAAGAAAATCCAGAAGGAGCTAAGTTTGCAGGACAAACAGCAAGAGTTAGTGCAACAGTTTATACCACTGAATTTAATAGTGATGATATTAATAAGAATGATATTCTTAATAAAATCATTATTATTTCTAATGAGTTAGGATTTAGAAAAGAAATTGATGCTTTATCTGATGATGGTTCAATTACATCAATTGAACAATGGGTAGAAGCAGCTGTTGAAGTTCTTAAAGGACAAGATGCTTATTGGTTCTTAGCAGGTAAAGAAGATGAGTATAATGGAAAGGTGATTACTAAATTATCTCTTCCTAAATACAAGTTTTGTTCTACTGATGAATCAAAAGTTCCTAAGTTTGATAAAACAAACAAATATCATTTTACTGCACTAGCTAGTAAAGCAGTTACTAGTTTTGAAGCAAATGATTTTGAAATGTAAAATTTAAAATTTAAAATTTTATTTATAAGAAGGAGTGTATATTTTTACACTCCTTTTTTATTTATTAGAATATGTTTAACACCAAGAATTTAGTACATGATGTAAAGAATGTTCCTGTCCCTTGGATATTTGAACACTTTGCATCCCTTAAAGAAAAATTAGTTGGGCAGGATGTAAAGATTAAAAGTGTTTTTAATAAAGCTGATAAAGTTCCTAGTATGTGTATATACACGGATAGAGCTAACAGCTATAGATATAAAGATTTTTCATCTGGTAAAAGTGGTAGTGCAATAGATTTTGTAAAAGAACTAAAGCATCTATCTTTTTATGAAGCTGCTCAGTTAATAGTACAAGTATATAATGATTATGTTCTACATAATAATGGAGGATATGATTTAAAGGAATTTCAAAAGGCTTCTAGATATAAAGTGACTAGTTATGCTTTTAGAACATGGACTACACAGGATCAATATTTCTGGACTCAGTTTAATATTGGATCTAAACTACTAGAAGAATATTGTGTAAGACCTTTAGATTATTATTGTATGACTAAAGATGATAAAAATCTTTGTATAACAGGACTTTATCTCTATGGTTATTTTAAGAAAGACGGCACACTATATAAAATATATCAGCCTAAAACTTTAGATAAGAAATTTATTAAAGTGACAGACTATATTCAAGGATTTGAACAGATACATCATCATAAAAATTTACTTATTACATCCAGTCTTAAAGATGTAATGTCTATAAAGTCTCTCAAACTTAAAATAGATGTTATAGCTCCAGACAGTGAGAACACTATGATTAAAGATGACATCATGGATGACTTTATTGAAAGCTATGATAAAATAATTATTATGTTTGACAATGATGAACCAGGTATAAAAGCTATGAAAACTTATAAGGAAAAGCATCCTTTTGTAGAAATAGCTCTTCTTCCTATGAGTAAAGATGTATCAGATAGTATTAAAGATTTTGGAGCTAAAGAAGTTAGAAACAGAATAGTTCCTATATTAGACAAAAAAATAAACTAATGGCTAAAATAAAATCAGTTAGGAAAAACACTTCTCCTAAGAAACCCAAAAAAGTAATTAATAAACCTTTTGCTGATGGTACAATGAGCAGTAGTCAATTCTTTGGTATGATAAGAAGTTGTTTAAGACAGAAATCTAGATGGTGGCATAGTATAAAAGTATGTAAAGAAAGAGCAAAGATTCCTTATAAAGGTCCAAATAAAAGAAGAAAGTTTTCTTATATATGTGAACTATGTAAAGGAGAATTTGATGCTAAAAATATTAATATACATCATTTGGATGAATGTGGGGCTTTAAATTCTTTTGAGGATATTTCTGGTTTTGTTAAAAGATTATTTTGTGACAGTGATAAATTAGTTTGTATTTGTACTACATGTCATGATGGTATTCACAATAAAAATAACTAAATTATGAAAAAAGATAAACAATATTACATAGACAGAGCTAAAAAAGGTAAAGAAAATCAAAAACAAATGGTAGAAAAAGTGGTGGAAATGATTATGGATGAAACATATAATTATAAAGATGTTATTAGAGATTGCTTATATGAAAGTTTCTCTAAATGTCCTCAACACGAATTAAAAACTTGGTTAAATTAAAAAAAATAAAAACTATGGGAAGATATTATTCAGGAAGTATAGAAGGTAAATTTTGGTTTGCTGTACAATCAAGTGATGCAGCAGATAGATTTGGTGTAACTGGTCAACAACCATCAACACTCAATTATTATTTTGAAGAAGGTAATTTACAGGATGTTGAAGATGAAATTAAAGTTATAGAAGAGTTATTAGGAGATAAAAAAAGAATATTAGATGAATTTTTTAATACTAATAATGGATACACTGATGAAATGATTGAAGGTTTAGGGATCACTCCACAAGAATTAAAAGAGTATGCTGATCTAGGTTTAGGAATTAAAATTAGAGATTGTATTAAAGAAGAAGGTTCTTGTTCATTTGAAGCAGAATATTAAAAAATGCTGTTAATAACCAACAAATATTAAATATATACTAATGAGATTAATTAAATGGAAATATAAACCAAATGGCTGGTGTCCTGTACAAGCAGAAGGATGGTTTTTAGGAACTTATTTTTATTTTAGATCTAGATGGGATCAAGCAACAATAGAATTCTGTTCTACAGAAGAAGATTGGGATAAAAATAATATTGATTCTTTCTATGTCTTATATAAAACAGCTCCTTATAAAGCAGGTTGGTTAAGTAAATGGCTTTGTAGATTATTAATTTACAAAGGATGCTTTATGTATTATTTTAAAATTAAACAAAAATGAAAAAATTCACAGTGTGGGTGGGAGGTGTAGAAGTAACTGATTACCTCCTTACAAAACAAGAAGCTAAACAAATAGCTTTAGAGTATATAATTCAAGGATACACAGATGTAAAAATAAAAACTTATTAATATGAAAAAGATTATAATATTAGATTTTAGTACAACTAAAGTACATGTCTTTCCATATGATGAAAATATATATTCTGATGGAGAAGGTTTTATAAATAATGAATGGATAGAAGAAGAATATGGATTGGGATTAAAAGAATCTCAATGTCAATGGATGATAACAGATGATTTAGTAATACAAATACATTAATTATGTCTCCAGAACAAAAAGCAGAAGAATTAGTAGATAAAATGTTATATTGTTATCAAGATCATATTGACAAATATACTGCCAAACAATGTGCATTAATAGCAGTAGATGAAATAATATCAATAAATATTAGTACACCAACTGATTATGGAGCAAGTTGGACATATTGGAATCAAGTCAAAAGAGAAATTGAAAAATTATAAAACTTGTACAAGAATTACCAGGAAACCCATTTGAACACACATTAAAAGCTTTTGGATATGAGTAAAATAGAAATTAAAGAAGAAGCAACTAAAAAAGTTGATAAGTTAAAAATTCTAGTAGGATTTTTAGAATATGAAGAAGCTTATACCTTTGATATTAAATCACAGGAACGTATAAGAAAGATGTTGAAAGATTTAGGATATTGGAAACCAATTAAAACTAAAAAATAATGGAGTTAGAAGAAATTATGCAAGAGTCTATAAAACTTATGGAGAATGATTTTTATAGTAAACCGTTTGAATTCTCTTATAGTAGTTTAAATAAGTTGATGTGGAATCCACAGGCTTTTTATCAGATGTATGTACTTGGTAATAGAGAAGAGAAAACAGAATCTTATTTAGTAAATGGTAAGATTATACATTGTCTTCTACTGGAACCAGAAAAGTTTGATCAACAGTTTATAGTTAGCCCAGGTAAACTTCCAGGTGACAGTGTGAGAGTTTTAGTAGATAGAGTGTATGCTCATGCTAAAGAACTACAAGATAATGGTGATACAAGAACTGAATTTACAGATTTTACTAATGCAGTACTTGATGTTCTTAAAGACATGAATCTTCATCAAAGTTTAGTTGATGATAAAAAGACTGGAGTTACAGGAGATCAAAAACGTATAGATAAAGTGTATACACCAGAAGCTATGAACTATTGGGAATTTCTTAAAGCCAAAGGAACTAAGATACTTATAGATCAAGAGAACTATGACTTCTGTAAAACAGGTGTAGATCTTATTAAGTCAAACAAAGATATATGCAGTCTTATAGGATGTGATGTAACAGAGTTTGACAACAAAGAGGTTTATAATGAATTACCACTGAATTGTAGTATGATAGATAAATCTTTTGGGCTAAAAGGTATTGTTGATAATTTAGTAATTGATCATGATAAGAAAATAATCTATATTAATGATATAAAGACCACCTCAAAAGATCTTAAAGATTTTCCTGAGTCAATTGAGTTTTATAACTATTGGATGCAAGCAGCTATATATACAACAATGGTGGCTGTAAAATATATGAATTTAATTGATCATAATAAATATCAAATTAAATTTCATTTTGTAGTAATTGATAAGATGTATCAAGTGTATGCTTTTCCAGTGAGACATGAAACTATGACTGCATGGTTTAATAAACTTACAGATGTTTTAAATAAAGCTGAATGGCATTATTCTAACAAAGATTTCACTCTTCCTTATGAATTTGCTACAGGAAGTGTAACCCTATAAAAATTTAAAGAAATGATAGATAAACTCTACAGTAAATATTTCCAAAAATCAAGATCCTTCTTATATCCTGTACTAGGAATAAAGAAGAAGAGCAGTGTTATACCTACAGGTACTTATGTTTCTATTAAAGATAAGATAGGTCCTGAAGATATGAAACTTATTTGTACGTTTAAAAACGATACATCTGAAGAGTTTAAAACTTTTGAAAACCAAATGCTTTTATCTAATCCTTTATTTTCAAAGAAGATAAGTACAAATGATATCAACATTTATGTGTTTGACTTAGAGATTTATAAAACCGATTATTTTAATTTCATCTTGGGAAAATATTCTTTATTTTCTAAACAATTAAAAAGGGCTATTAAAAATTATTACGGTGAACAATCTGCAGAATATGAAATAGTGGATAGTTATTTAAATCCAGAAAAGTATTTTGAAAACTATGCTAAACTCTTAGGTGTTGATGTTTCTGTATTAAAAGAAGTGGGGGAATTATGTAATCCTTGTGATATTGATAAAGAAACTTTAAAAATTTCTGTAAAAGAATTACAAAGTGTAGTTAAAATGTAATAGTTTTGTAAAAAATAAAAATATGAACAAATCAATGATGTTAATAACGTCTAGCTGGGGACAGAAAAAGACGTTTAAAATGATACCAGCAACACCAGATTGCATCTTTAATGAAGCAATCTTTGACTTAGATAGTAAAGTATTAGCTCTCATCTCTAAAGAGAAGAAAGAAAGCTTACATATGGTGGCTAAAGTGAATGAATTTGGAGATGTAGTTCCTATGAAGATAGGAAGAAGATCTAATGGTAAAGACTTTGCTGAAGAACGTAAGTCTTTAGAAACATTCTATGAGTATTATATTGAAGATGTTACTGAAATAAAAGATATAGTTAGTAAATTAGCTGTTAATTCAGATACTTTTGACGTTATTTCTTTTATTGATGCAGTACCAGATGTTCCAAAAACAGGAAGTTTGATTAATAGTTTGTAGTTTTGTTTATATTTGCTAAAAAGCAGGAAGAGAAATCTTTCTGCTTTTTTTATCTTAATTAATTAAAGGGGAAACAGCTTAACTGAATATTATAGAAATGATAGAAAAAATAAACCCACATTGGGTGATGGATTTTGAAACTATTGTAGATTGTTTCATAGCAGTGTTCCAACATTACAAAACAACAGAAACTAAAATATTTGTTGTTCATCAATCCAGAAATGACTTCCCAGAATTTGTTAAGTTTCTAAATGAATGTAAAACAGAAAACCAATGGCACATATCCTATAATGGATTAGCTTTTGATGCTCAGATTACACAGAAGATTCTTAATGAACAGAAAAAACTCTTAAAACTTGATACTCAATCACTTGTAAATTTTATTTACAATTATGCTCAAGAAGTAATTGATAAAACTTCAAGAGGTGACTTTGCTGAATTTGCTCCATACAAGCTTAAGATTAAACAGATAGATTTGTTTAAGCTTAATCACTGGGATAATAAAGCCAAGATGAGTAGTCTTAAATGGATACAGTATTCTATGGACTGGAATAATGTTGAAGAAATGCCTCATAAACACTCTGAACCTGTGTTAATGATGGAACAACTCAACATGATCATTAATTATTGTATTAATGATGTTCAATCCACTAAAGAGATATACAATCATTCTAAAGAACAAATCACTCTTAGACAAACTCTCACTAAAGAATATGGAATAGATTTATATTCTGCTTCTGAACCACGTATTTCTAAAGAACTATTTTTACATTTCTTAGAACAAAGAACAGGAATGTCTAAATCAGAACTTAAAGAACTACGTTCTCCTAGAACTTATATAGTGCTGGCTGATTGTATTCTTCCTTATGTTAAGTTTCAAACTCCTGAATTTCAAAAAGTGTTAGATTATTTCCGTACACAGGTTATTACATCTACTAAAGACGGATTTAAATACACTCTTAATTATAAAGGAGTAAAAACTGACTATGGACTAGGTGGTATTCATGGTGCAGCACAAGCAGGAGTTTATGAAGCTAAACTAGGATGGACTATTATGACTAGTGACGTTACTAGTTTCTATCCTAACTTAGCTATTAAAAATAATTTTGCTCCAGCTCATCTACCACAGAAAGAATTTGGACAATTGTATGAGTGGTTCTTTGAAGAAAGAAAGAAAATACCTAAGACAGATCCTAAGAATTATGTGTATAAGATTATTCTTAACAGTACTTATGGTTTAACTGGTGATGCTAACAGCTTCCTGTATGATCCTAGAATGACTATGCAGATTACTATTAATGGTCAACTACTTCTATCTATGCTCTATGAGATGTTATGTTTAGCTATACCTGAAGCCCAGCCTCTTATGCAGAATACAGATGGTTTAGAGATGATAATTCCTAATGATAAAGTGGATGTCTATTTAAAAGTTTGTACAGAATGGGAAAAGCTCACTCAGCTAGCTCTTGAACATGATGAATATAGTAAGATGATTATTAGAGATGTAAACAACTATATGGCTGTTACACAAAAAGGTAAGGTGAAATCTAAGGGAGCATTTGAGTGGGAAGACTTAGATAAAAAAAAGGTGGCTGTATTTCATAAAAATAAAAGTTTTCTAATTATTCCTAAAGCAATTTATGCTTACTTTGTAAATGGAATTAAACCAGAAGATTTCTTAGAAAAAAATGAAAACATATTTGACTATTGTGGAGCTGTCAAAGGAAAAGGAGGATGGTATTTTGAAGAAAGATTTATTAAAGATGGAGTAGTTTATAAGAATAAACTTCAAAAGATTATCCGTTATTATATTTCTAATGATGGAAATAAAATAGTTAAATGTCATCAGGATGGTAGAGAAATACAAGTGGAAGCTGGTGAATGGTTACAAACTACAGTGAATAAACTAGATGGTTCTAAAGAATTTAATACATATAACATAAATAAAAAGTATTATCTAGAAGCCATCTATAAAGAAATAGAAGGAATTCAATCTGTAAATTATAATAAACCAACACAACTTTCTTTATTTTAAAAAATTAAAAATTAAAACACAATGATCATAGCACTAAATGGCTACTCTGGGGTCGGAAAAGACACAGTGGGTATTATCATACAATACCTACTGTCCAATTCTGTAGGTAACACAACTGTAGAAGAAGCTGTTACTAATTATAATGACCACGAATGGTGGTTAGAAGAAAACTCTGAATGGGAAATTAAAAAGTTTGCTGGGAAGCTTAAAGACATAGCTTCCCACCTTACAGGTATAGACATAGAAGATTTTGAAGACCAAGAGTTTAAAAAGACTAACTTAGGTTTTGAATGGTGGACCACATGTAACGAAGGTTATCAACCTATGACTATAAGAGAATTCTTACAGAAATTAGGTACAGATGCTCTTAGAATGGGACTACATGATAATGTATGGGTGAATGCTTTGTTTGCTGATTATAAAGGACCAAAAATGAGTGAGTACAATCCAAGTAATTGGATTATTACAGACACTAGATTTCCTAATGAAGCTCAAGCTGTAAAAGATAAGGGTGGTTTAGTTATCAGAATAGATAGACCAGGAGTTAAACCTATCAATAATCATCCTTCAGAAGTAGCACTTGATGATTGGAAGTTTGATTACAAAATAGCTAATGTATCTGATATATATGCTCTTAAAGAAACAGTGGAAGTTATTTTAAAACATGCTAAAATTATAAAATAATTGGAAAAGTTATCTAAAGCAGAACAAATTTTATATAATATATGTTTAAAACAAACAGAAGAACTATTTATGAAAGAAGTTGAAAATATACATGAAGAATTAAAATATTATACTCCAGATATAGAAGATATAAAGGTTGGATATGAGTGTGAAATTCATACTATGACTACTGGAGGACTAATTATATTAGATATGTTAGATAAAGAAGAATCAAAAACTATACAACAACCTAATATAGAATACTGGGTACCAATTAAATGTGATTTAGACATATGGGATAATAAAACACCTCATCAAATAGTAAAATTATTAAATAATAATCAAGTAAGAACTCCCTATTTAACTAAAGAACAAATAGAAGCTGAAGGATGGATATTTAAAATAAAAAGTGTAGATTTATGGTTTGAATCAGATGCTGAAAAAGCTAGTAATTTACAAGATTTTTATGGTTATAAATGTTATAAATTATTTTTAAATTATGGTTTACATGACAATAAGATTAAAATAAAGGGAGATTTTACTGGAGGTTGTAATTTCAATAAGGCTGATACTTTATTTGAAGGATTTTGTCCTAGTGTTAATGAACTAAGAATTATATGTAAACTATTAAATATAAAATAATGATTAGCCCTATAGAAACAGATGACATATATGTAAAAGTGTATGATCCTGAAAAGAAAAAAGTGATAGCTACATATGATAGTTATGCTCAGGCTGCAAGAAAGCTTGGGCTTACAGATAAAGTGGTGAATAATGCTTGTGCTAATAAGACAAGAAGGTATTCTCCATTTTTAAATAAAGAAGTTGCTATTAGAATATCTGCAAAACCTAAAACAGAAATAAAATGAGTAAAATTTTACACATCTCTGATACACATGGATTCCATCAACAATTTCCTATGAGTAGATTTGAAGGAATAGATATTGTTGTACATAGTGGTGATTGTTCTAACTATAGAGATTTAGTTTTAAATGAAAGAGAAGTTAGAAATTTTATTGAATGGTATAAAGAAGTACCTGTTAAGCATAAAATTTATTCGGCAGGTAATCATGATACCAGCATAGATAAAAGAAGAGTTACTCCTGCAGATTTTCATGAAGCAGGTATAACCTATCTTGAAAATAATGGAACCACTATAGAAGGTATAAAGTTTTGGGGAAGTCCATACACTCCTAAATTTGGTGAATGGTCTTTTATGAAGAGTAGAGAAACCATTAACAGAGTGTGGGAAAATATTCCTAAAGACACTGATGTACTTATAGTGCACGGACCACCAAAAGGGAT